TCTTTAGGTATATCCCCTTGTCATTGGCAAGTATCTCCATCGGAGTACCTGCCCCAATATTCAACGACTTGCACAGCTCTTTTGGGATCACCAAACGATTAAGGTTGTCCATTTTGCGTGTAATACCCATTGCCCTCATTTTCTTGCCATCTCCTTCTTTTCCTTACTCCATCGGCTTGTATCTATCGGCCTTGTTGCCGCATCCAATGGTTCCCACCCTCTACTCATTCTTTCGACAAATGCATAGCGAGATATTCCATTAGCAATCGCCATGTCTGCATATTTCTTAGGATATATCCGTGTTTTTTCTGACATCTTTTGGCTAATTACATGTTGCGGTGTAATCGGGGTTGTAGCTGCTTTTTCTGGCGACATCTCATCCCTGTTTATCCGCGTGTAAAAAGTAGAATGGCTTATACCGTTTTGTTTAGCTACCTCAAGCCATCCATTCCACTTACTATGGCTTTGCGGTGGCGTTGTCGTAGCCCTCTCTATGCCCCATGCGTAGTCTCTGACGCGCTTGGTAAGTAGATTGTAGCTAATACCATTAGAGAGGGCTTTAGCGTAGTCTGAGGGGGTTATATAGTATTGGTAATCCAATTGCATCACCTCTGAGGATTGGGGTAGTTGTTGGCTACCCCTTTATTTACTTACTTTCCGATGCTGAAAGACTGGATTTACTTGCCTTAAGATCAACGAGAAGTTTATCTAATTTCGATCTGTCCCAATCCTTAATGCTGCTAACTTTGGCGAATTCGTGAACTTCTTCTTGAGTAAAGCCAATGTTTTTGCAACCCTGCCAGAATGCTGGCCAGTTTATTGGTTTTTGATTATTCTGCTGAGGTTTTACATCCGGTTCCCTTGGCTTTTGATTAGTATCTGATTTTTCTTTATTTCCTGTCGCATGGTTGGCATCATCGTCTTCTTCGCTCGTAATACCCAATATAGCTGAGAGCGCATAGCGTCTTCCGTAGGTTATTGCACTCCCTGCTCCCTGCGCTGTCACCTTATCAGCTTTAAGTATGAGGGGGTCACCTTCTATCCATTCCCCCGACGAGTGCATTAGGAGGGTAGTGATCACAATCCTCTCACCATCACCAGAAGGGCTTTGTAGGACGCTTAACCCCTGTTTAGCCATAATAGGCTTAACTGTGTTAATAACCTCGTTTAAAGGCGCATATTTGCTCTTAAAAAATGGGTTATTTGCGCTGTTCTTTGGATTAGATACCTCGCCTTGGAATAGAGCTAACGCTTGGGCTAGATTCGCTATGCTGTCAGATTTATTCACACTTATCCCTCCAACTTTATGGATAATTTAGCCTCACGCTCGGTAATAGTCACTCCGGGAACTATCTCGCCCGTATTTTCATTGATTAAATGCCCATTACTAAGGGTAAAGAAATCCTTAATAAGCTCTTTTATAGGTTCCTTTTTAACCTTTAGTAATGATGTCTTGCGTTCTTTTTCCAAGTAGGCTACTAAAGCCTCCTCGTCATACTCCCACTGATCCTTTTGTTTATGGAAATTAATCTTTCCGTAAGGAGTCTTACTACCCTTCCACTTAGGATCTTCAACGCGTTGTGTTTCTGCGTAATCCCCAATAAGTCTTTCGAGGTACTCCTTGCTGTATTGATACTGCTTGTCCTGCTTGGTGAACCATTGTTGTATGCGCTCAATCTCTGCATTGGTAACAGCAACCTCTTCTGCTCGTTTTTTGTCCAATACAGAAAGTTTACGCATGGCCCAATTTAAGGTTTGCAGGTCTGTTATTTTGAAATGTTCCTTTTCCTCTGTTCCGCCCGTAAAAAGCATGTCGTTAGCTTCAGTTAGTTCGGTATCATTTAGCCAATTCATACATTATCCCTCTTCCTTCTTCTCGAATTTCCAATGATGCAACGCTCCTGTTTGGCATCCACCGGGACAATGGTTATTATGTTCGCAGTACGGGCATTCCTCCAAGTCTATTTCCTCTTCCGGTTCTTCAGTGCATTCCCCATGTTCGTGGTCCTGCTCTTTAAATTCCCTGTACCATTCCCGACCACGGAAGATGTTTTCGGTCATACCCTGAACACTTCCGCACCAGTCAACCCCTCGCAATTATCCCCCTGTGCTACCATTTCTCCCCTGTCCACCTTTGCATTTAATACACTTCTTAGCTCTGTGTGTTTGCCGCATAGAAACCCTAATGAACTTAGAGTTAGATAGCGGCAGCATTCATTTCCTTGACCGATTTTACAGACTTCTTTGGCCTGAACTTCTGATATGTTCAATTATTACCCCTCCTGCTTAATTATTTGTTCAATGCTGCACGGCCCAACTAGTTCTGCTATTGAGTTTCCTATGATACAATCTAAGTGAGTAGTTTCCTTGTCAGTCGGAATCTCTGTTGGCGCGGAGATTCCTTCTTTTTGCTCAAAAGACTTCTTGATCACAAGATTGATTAGGGTTTCTCTATCAACATCAATCGAGAAGTATTCCGAGATAACTCCATCCTCGACACTAATTCCTGCCTTGCCTCGATATTCTAATTCAGGGAAGATAGTATTCAGCAAGGCATCTATCTCGTTCCAGCTCGCATTAACCTTAGATATGACCGTTACGCGCCTTAGTGAGCTGGAATGACCGTCGATCGACCACTGCTCTATGAGTGAGCTGTCTTCTAGATCTTGGATGGATGAGAGTTCATCTTTGGTTAGTTTTCTCATGTTGGTTGCTCCTTTCTATGTGAGTTTTTTGGCAATTTCATAAATTACGTTTACGGTACAAGCATCCCCGGCACCGCGATACATTTGCGTATCGCTTATTCCCGCTTGGATTACTTTATCTGTAATTTCGTCGGGGATTCCCTGGAGTCTCCAACATTCCCTTGGGGTCAGTTTGCGAATTCTGGAGTTCTGCAATAAATGATCGTTCTGCTCCCAACTATTCTTAGTTAGGGTTGGAGATATTTCGTGGATTCCTCCCTGATTAAAACCTCTCGCCATCTGAATCATCCCAGTCCTTTGCCCGTGGTTATCTAACCCTTTGTGGTAGTTAGCGTCAATGCAGTTAGATATATCGGTGAGTTTAAGTTCGTTATGGACTACCACGCACGGAACCTTGTCCAATCTAGCGGCTTGCAGTGTTCCTGTTTCGTTATAATGAATAGTTGTTGTTGCTCCATGGGTTTTCTGGATCACGATTATCAGAGTTGTCATACCGCCCGTTGGAGTTCGCAAGCAAGGACTAATTCCCTCAGCATCGTAAACCCTACCTGGTACTGAATTGTTTTTATTTCCGCTTGGCATTAAGTTTCCGAGACACTTAATGTTTGCAGTAACCTCTCTGTCTGTACTGACGAGAGGAAATACTTTTCCAGAACTTCTTCCTCTAAGATGTCCAACAACGAACACCCTTTCCCTATTTTGGGGGACTCCGAAATCTTTGGAATTGAGCAAACTGTATTCAATTCGATCGTAGCCGAGCGAGACCATTTGATCGAGGATTCCGAGAAAATCTCTTCCCCTGTTTGAAGAAAGCATTCCTTTAACGTTTTCATAGATAAGGTATTTGGGTCGATCTTCTTCCGTGGTTTCCCTGATGAGTCGAAAAACTTCGAGTACAAGGGATGACCCTTCTCCTTCCATTCCTGCTCGCTTTCCTGCAATGGAAAAATCTTGGCAGGGTGCCCCAAAGCACCACACATCTGCTCTTGGTATATCTCTAGCGTTAGTTGCTCGAATGTCACTACCTTCTGGCTCCTTTCCAAAAATGATTGAGTATATCTTTCGTTTATGCTTGTCCCATTCAACCGAGTAAACGCATTCGTGGGATGCTTGCTCCATTCCCATTCTGATTGTGCCAATGCCACAGAATAGGTCGACGAACCTTAGTCCACTCAATACCCATCCCCAACCTTCTTAGACTTCTCTGCCCAATTAATACAGTTCATCCTCGTAAACACCGGGTTAAACGGCTCCCCAACTCTCCCCCTACCAACATAATCCACCGCTACAACTTTCATCCTGCCATCTTCCTTATCCTCGCCTCGAACCGTATTACCACACCGCATTAACTCGGTAAAATCAGCTTTGTTGTGCTTGATACGCTCCTTGATGACCTTCTTTTCCTGCTCGATTTTGTAAGCTTGGATTTCGCGGTTGATCCAGCCTATTTTTGACGCTTGATAGCCGATGGCCTTGATTAATCTTTTTAACATTACAGCTTTCCCTCCTTTATAAGCTTGTCAGCGCATTCATAAACCTTTCGGTAAATATCCCTAGATAACTGAATATTTTCATCAGAGACGCTTCGCGCGTATTCCCTAGCAGCCGCCCTAGCGTGTGGGTCGGTGTCTAGGCGAAGAACAAAATATGTTGCATTTTTATCCACTTCCATTAGCTTAACTTCACCATCACAAGCCATTCCGCAGTCTGTTTTGTTGGAGTCGCAAGTTGTACATGTCACCTTTGTCGGTTTGAGTATTACATACTTTTCTTTCCAACCACCTTCCTTGTGGATCATTTCATCGCCTTCCTCTTCCGCTTATTTCTCACTCGCTCAACCTTTGCCACAATAGGCACATTCGTCTGCCTAGAACATTCTCCCTGGCAAAATGGGAACATTAGATTCGTGAACCATATCCCCTCTGTGCTAATTTCCCAGACGCGAGAGCATTGGCAGACTGTCTTTATTTCTCCATCTGGAAAGATCATCGTGCGACCACAAATGCACCGTTGAGTTGGTTGTGGTTGTACCATTTGACATCCCTCCTAAATATCCAACAACTCCATAAGTTCCCTCTTGAACTCCCTAACCTCTTCAAGCAACTCCTTAAACGTAGTAGCATCCGATACCCTAACCTTATGGTCAATCAGGAATTTAGCACACTGCGGAAGATTCTTCAGATAAGCCAACGGTACGAGAGCTTCCTTGCCAAAGTTTTCACTGTCCTTTTTCGTGACAGTACGCTTCATGTTAACGGTGATTTGATCCGAATCTGATGTGAGACAGATTTCTTCGTTAATGTCAATTCTCATGTGCTTGTCCTCCTTATTTAATTAACCGATTACGCGAACTTCGGTTATTTCACGGTTCAATCCAAAAGTTTGGTTGATGTAAGAAACGATGTTCTTATCGATAATACAAACCTTTCTGAGTTCCTTGTAAAAAGTTTTGTTCATGGCATAAATCAATTTTCTTCCTCCTCTTATTTAATTAGTTTCGCTGTGAAAACTTTCAACTGGCCTTCAGTTAACTGAACCGACTTCAGGACATCCTTAAAACATGGAATGGACTTCGAGTTGATGCGTTGGGCTTCTTGATACTTTAGCCTTCTGACCTGATCTTTACGCAATAGACTTGCCCCTTTCTGGTGGTGGATTAGAATCACTCCTTTGGCAAGAAATAGCTCGTTCCTGTGTCTAAAGGACTTACCTCAAAGCACTTTTTGCAAGGAAATCTATACAGACCCCAGGTATTAGCGCAATCGCTGCAAGACCTAACGTCTCCATTTCCAAGAACTAAATTGAATCTAGGGATACATAGGGTTAGCTTGGAAGATTTTGTCTGAACTATTGGCTTTGTGCTTCTCCTCATTCTTCGCATTTGCCTAGCTAATTTGCGGTTCTTTTTGCGGTTTGGTTTTACTGGAACCATAACTGGCCTACTAGATGTCCATGTAGCACCGAGCTTACCCCATGAGTCGGACGGAAACATCATCAATAAGCACTCCTCTTCTCAATCAAACTTCTCATTTGAGACATAATCCTCATCATGGGGCTAGTGGACCCGGTCAACGCTAGATTAAGTATGTTATCCATCTCACGCTTCTCCTTGCGAGTTTCCTTCTTGCCGCCCCAAATGAACTTTTGCACATGATGGGGTTGAGTTGATTCGATGTACTCCCAGTAGGATAGGCCGCGAGCTTTGGCGGCTTGACTGATTTGGTTTGCTGGATTGTTAGATTTCAATTTGGTTCACCCCTTATTTGTCTGCTCTTTTATTAGAGAAAAATCAGTTCCGTATTTCTCGTTTAAGTAGCTCAGGTAACCCTTGAGTTCTCCTTTCGCTATTTCCATTTGTTGCTTATCCATAATTGAATCAAATTTTACCCTTGAACCATTCCTTGTGGGAGTCAACCACTTAGAAGGTTTCATGCTGTCGTTCAGCATACTTGACCAGAAATACGCTTTGCCAACCTCAAAAGATTGCTCATTCTCCTTTAGAAATTTTGCTGTTAGATCAGGTTGGATAACTTCTCCGCCGATACAATGCACTACTAATCCCCCTTGCCCACCTAGTTCAAATACTTCCCCTGAACCGTCTTGCTAATTGAGAGATCCAAATTAAACTTTTCATTAACCCCCATAAGGTTTACAGTTTCACCGAGGACTTCTTGACGTTGCACTAACATCTCAGGTGTCATTTCATCCTTCTTGATCATCTTGGGATAACCGAACATTGTAGATACCGTTTTGTTGGCAACCGTGTTGGCCTTGATGTAGTCAACTTTGATAGGTTGAGATAAATTAACCTTAAGTTGAGTCATAGCTTCACGTTGGTGTTCCTTATCAAGCATACGGAATATCTGGAAACCTTCTAAGTTAGTAGCTTGGCGAAGTTGCTTGAGCATTTCAAAAACCCATCGCTTGAATTCCTTGGCTTCCTTTTTGCGGCTTTCAAAGATTGCCTCGTAAATCCCGTATTCATTAACGATAAGCATCTCCTGTATACCGCCTGATGTTTTAAGGGGGCAATTTGAAATGACATCCTTCGGTAATCTCTGCCTAATTCCCTTGGCTGATAATTCCACAGCTTTCGCTATGTCCGCCAGTACTGCCCACCAGTCATTAGGGCTAACTTCCACGAAACGGATTTCGTGGCCTAGCCAATTTTCAGTTCGGATGTTCAACTTAAATCCTCCTTAGTCATTACGTTATTTACGCTTCCCTCGATACTAACTTGTAAAAACTCCAAGTCCTGCACCTGCTTTTTCAGTGACGAAATCTTTTCCCCGATCATTGAATTGAGGAAGAAAGCCGAACTCGCCTTATGAGTCAACGAGTGATTATTGAGCACTTGATGGACGAACTGCCTACTAACTCCATATCTTTCGGCAATATCGCCACCGTTGTAGCCTGTCAGCCTCTTAAATTCTCCTACTAGTGCCTTTTCTATCTCTTTCCCCTCCTTGACGAAACGATTCCAAAACATACATTTTCTAATACTTTTTTGCAAAAATGTCATAAATTAATTGAAAAACCTATTGCCAAGCTATTATTTATAGTGTAAGATGAACACAGTTAAACAAGAGCGTAGCAAACAAGCCCCTTGGGTTACGGTAGTGTTTGACGCGGCTACTGAAATAGCCGGATCGTTCTGTGGTGGGACGAAAAATTACTCAGAGCAATGTTGCTCCTTTGGCATGCTTTCGCTTTTACGATGCTGGTAACATCGTTGAATTGGAAGCGTGCCCAATCATTATTAAAGAAATATAAATGACTTCCTTCTGTTGCATTGGTAAGGTGCATAGGAAGGTTTGTTTAGGGTTGAGGATCTTTTTAAAAGAAATAAAAAAGAAAGATTTACACCGTTTGGAATAGACAGGCAACTTCGATCTCAAGAGCTTCAGCTACCCTTCTGAGCGACTTTATACTTGGGTCGCACTTATCGTTTTCAATATCACTCAAAGTATTCCCTTTGAGCTTTGCGCGTTCTCCAAGCTCGCTTAATGTCCACGCTTTTTTATTCCGATATTTGCGAACTTGGCTGCCGATTGTCAATTCATCCACCCCCTCTTAAAGTAATACCGAATAACTTGATTTCTGAGTTCTAGACTATCAATCCAGAACATACACCTATTGTATATCGGAGACAGCGATAAAGCAAGCTTAAAAGTAGTCAATTTCGGTATAATTGGAAAAATATTTTCATTTCAGTTATAGCGAACATATGTAAATGAGAATACTAATAATTAGATAATACTTTACATGAATGGATGGTGTGTCAAATGGACTACGGCCACAAGATTAGATATATTAGAGAAACAGTGAGGGGAATGACCCTTGCTGATCTGCGCGACCTAACAGGGTTTTCTTTATCCTACTTGTCTGATGCGGAAACAGGAAAGAGTAACATGTCAATCAGAGCATTAGAGAAGGTAGCCAAGGCATTGGGTGTTGACTCGGCATATCTGCTAGATAATAATATCATGTCTCTTCGTAAGCTGGTCGAGCTTAACAATGTTGACCTTCCGGAGGATCTGGTTGAGTTTTTTGCCAAACAAGAGAGTCTACCTTACGCTATGTTAGCCCGACAGCTTTACAACGAAAAAATAGACCCCGAATTTCTTCGTGATCTTCTGGAGTCGATCAAAAAAATGAAGTCTAAGTGAATATTTTTGTGAGTATCCAATCGCAATACATCGGATACCCACTTTTTTTTGCACATTTTTAGATATAAGTAAATATATAGTCGTAATTATGGTCATAAAGACCCCCTGAAGGCAGGGAAAATGTATTGTATTATAGGGTAAGAAAGGAAGTTTTGCAAATGATTGTTGAACGCGATTTAGCAGGATTCTTTAAGTGGATAGTAGTGGATGACGAACTGACTATACTTGACCCTCAGTATTTGTATGAGTTTGTTACTTATTTTTTCGGGTGATTATTTTGAAGGATAATTTGTTGAACCTGTCGAATTAAAGGGAAAAGGAAAAACCTCTTCGAACTACCCACCGCCAAAGTGATGTTCGAAGAGGCCCGCCAGACAGGAATTATCCTGTGTTTTGTGCTGTTTAATTCAAGTATAAGACATTTGACAACTCCTGTCTAGTTTCCTAATAGAAATTGACAGGGGTTTTTTGTTATGTTCAGATTGCCACGCCCTAAGAAAAACTATACAGAAGTACCCAACGTAGTATTTGACCAACTCATGCCAGATATTACGAATTTTGCTGCCCTCAAATGCTACTTTACCCTTATTAGGAAGTGTTGGGGTTGGGAGAAGGTTGGGGATTACCTGGCTATGCCTCAACTATTAAAACTAACTAGATTATCAAGGCCAAGTATTACGGCTGGGATGAGGTGGCTAGAGGAACGCGGTTACATATGGATAGTAAAGGCCGGAATGCCAGGTGACGAGAAGGTGATGTATTTTCTTTGTTCTGAGGACACAGAACACCTTGAGCGATCCGTAAAAGAAGGATTAATAAGTCCTAATACACTCTACGAAATGATGATGAAAGAGAGATAATAGTTATCCACAACCCAGTAAGATTCTTTCCCCCTCCCCGAAAGAATCTTACTGGGACCCCGAAAGAATCTTTCCCCACAAGAAATACTCTTACAAGAGTGATCTTATTATTAATACGCGCGAGGATATTATCCACAGAAAGGATGTGCATAAGTCGTGTACTTAACTCTCAAGGACTGTGCGGAATTAGCCAAAGTTGGGGTTAGTTCGGCCCGCTTTTATAAAGACAAGGAAGAGTTTAGGAATTACTTCAAAACAACAGGAGAAGGCAAAAAGATAAAATACGAACAAGATTCAACCGTAGAGCTGCTTTCATTTATTAGTAAATCATACTCCGAAGGGCTGGATGCAGATCAAATTGTTGGGTTAATGGAAAATAGATTCGGAATGATAGTTACCGACTTAGCAACGCAAGAACCGGACAACAACACCGAGGCAACGCAACAAGAAGATTTAGTGCAGAGTCTACGGGCCATGCTTCAGCAGGAGTTAAGCAGGAGGGACGAGCTAATCCTTGAATTACAAGAGGAAATAGAGGGTATAAGGCAAACCCTAACAGATCACAATAAGAGAGCAGAGGATAGGTCTAGGAGCGTAGAGGAGAGAGATAATGAGGTATTACAACGCCTGACGGAAATAAAAGAAGCACAACAACGCAATAATCCTTGGTGGAGAAAGCTATTTAGCCGGACATGATATGTCTGGTTTTTCTTTTGCCTAAATTTAACAGGAATATAGTACAAACAGTATCCCATACCTTCATGTAACACAACGATTACCCAGGAGGTACACAAATGGACGATATATCAATTCTTAGGGCTAGGTTAAGGAAAAGGGATAAGGATATTCGGCAAGCTATTATGTGTCTCAGCCTTGAAGAAGGAGAACTAGCCGACATGATTAGGGACGGACTGAGGAAAGTATTGATTGAAAGGGGATTGATGGATGAAGCAGCAAAACGTAATAGAAGAAGTCAGGGACCAGCTTAAATCGCTTTGGCTCCATCGTAAGGGCAATGATGCCCATGCAGCAGTTCAGGATTGCGTAGATGCCCTGTACTCCAAGGGTGAACTAAAACCTTTAATTATCCATAAATCAAAAGATGGTGAAGTATGGACGTTTAGAATCTTCCTTCCTCCTGGAACTGGATTCTCTGATTTTCAGAAAAAGACTCAACTATTTGCAGATGCAACAGGTGGTTCAGTCCATATCGAAAAGCACGGAAAATTAGTCACCATGGAGGTTATGACCGAGGAACTTAAAAAGAAGTACCCATACTCTCTCTATGACCACACTAAATATTCCAAGATGGAATTACCACTACCATTAGGTGTATCCGCTAAAGGATTAATAGTTAGGGACCTTGTGGATTATCCGCACCTACTAACAGCCGGGGAAACGAACTATGGAAAATCGAATCAACTCCATGTTATCGCGAACTCAATCCTCCTTTACAGGCCGGACACCAACTTGATTATCATCGACCCTAAATCGACTGAGTTTGATTATCTTAATGAAATGGCTTTGGTAGTAGACGAAATGAGTCAAGTTAAGGGTTTGTTCGAGTCACTGAATAAAGAGATGGATAAGCGAAAGAAGATTCTAAAGTCAGCATCATGCGCTAAGATCAAGAAATACCACAAGAAAGGCCACCAGATGCCCTATATAGTCCTAATTATAGACGAGTGGGCAGACTTGCCAGAAGATGCACAAGACAGCTTATGGAGGCTTCTGAGGATGGGGAGATTTGTTGGAGTACATGTGATTGCAGCCACACAGAGGCCATCCTCCAAAGTGTTTGAAAAGTTTGGTGATCTAAAAGCAATGTTTCTCGGAAGGATATGTTTTGTTGTGGCCGATATAATTAACTCCAGGATGATCTTGGACAGTGATGAGGCGGCACACCTTCCAGCAATAAAAGGCAGAGCTATCTATAAATGTGGTCTTGAGAAATTAGAGGTTCAAACATTGTTATTAGAACCCGACGAAGCGATAAAACTCTATAACAATAGGCCAATGATTGTACGAAGCGAGTTGATAAAGATTGAGCAATCACCAAAAATGTTATCGCCGCGATAGGGCAATAGTTGACCTCCTAGAATCTCAAACAGCACTAACTACGGATATGATTCACCTACTCTTATTCAAAGGTAATTGTCTCCGCATAGTTCAACGCCGCCTTGCCATCCTTTCATCTCCACCACACGCTAAAGTCAATCGTTATAGACTAAGGCTAGGTGAACCATATCATTACTACCTAGATCGTAGGCCGGGGCAGCTAGAGCATGTTCTAGGCGTGTCGTGGGTCTTCACTTGGATAACCGCAACTCTCTCCAATATGGAAAAACTTCATTGCTTCGACCGGGAGATTAAGGACTACAAGACTATTCGGCCGGATGCTTTTGTGGGGATAAAAAATCTATGGCAAGATGCTATGTATTTCTATTTCGTCGAAATGGATATTAATAGAAGTGGTAACGACTTTGCAAAGAAAGTTAAAAAATACAACGAGCTTTTTAATTCAGGAACCTATATGGATCAATGGTGGGTTCCCTTGTCCAAGCGATTCCCTGCTATTATCGTTGTGACTACTGGAAGAGTTAAACCTATCAAGGAGAAAATTGATAAAGAGAATGCCCATAATCTTGAATTTCGTGTTTATTCATTAGATCAAATAAAGGAGGAATGCTTAAATGGCAGAAGCAGCAAGGGAGGTATTCGGACCAGGTAAGCCTGGATTCGTAATTATCATCTTAGTTATGCTTGGTGTGGGATCTTGGTTAGGGGAATTAATTTTAGGAGCATTGAATAAGGGTCAGGTCGCAGGAATGCTAAGAACGGCAACTACAATTGTTGCTATCCTTTCGGTAGTAGCCGTAGCGTGGCAGTTGCTCAAGAAGTTCTTCGACTTTACGACAGGCGTGATGTAATGTGGCTTTATGGATTTTCCACATAGTATTTATTGCGGTAGCATCATTTATAGCCTATGTAATTCTTATCGCTGTAGAGAGAAAACAACTCGCTAACTTGGTTGCGATGGTGGCTATCATGTTGGGCCTACTAACTACTATACAGGATCTTGCTCCGACCCTGAAAAGGTTGAACGCAAGGATAGACTCTATCCAAGGTACAGTAGAAAGAGTTTCAAATATTGGTCAAGGTAGTAATGAGTTGCCAATGAAAGGTAAGATAACGAAATACTTCAACGGCGTGGACCATCACGGAATTGATATAGCTGCCAACGAAGGAACTCCCGTAACTTCGTATTGGGAGGGAGATGTAACCAAGGTATGTTGGGATGATATTTATGGAAATATGATTATCGTGAATCATGGAAATGGAGTCGAAACTTTATATGGTCACTTAAGTGGGTTATCTGTGAAAGTTGGCTATCCTGTAATCGCAGGTTCTAGGATTGGTAATTGTGGAAGTACGGGTAGATCAACAGGCCCACACCTACACTTTGAGGTCAGGAAGGAGGGGGTTGCTGTTGACCCTGTGAGGTACTTAAAGTAAATCCCCCTTGCTTGTCCTTTGGAATCCTTAATCATTCCCCCTTAACCCTCTTTTTCCTAGAAAAATCATAGGTATTTAGCGTATTTTGGCTTGTACATCAGTCGTTTATGGCGACCGATGCAGTGACTGATATAAAGAACGACCGATATAGTGACCGATTAGACATGATAACAAATCCCTCTATTCGCAATGATTAGAGGGATTTGTTTTGCATAATTGTTCGTTTTTCAGGTAATAATAATTTTGAGCAAAGGAGAGATGGATGATGAAAAGATTAGCTATATTAGCTGTGGTGTTAGTTGCGATGGCGGCCACAAACCCACCTAGAAGCGATTATGTAGCATGGGCAAAGGATAAGGTGATAGAGCGCAGCGCACCTGGCTTAGAGAGTGGATTAGTCTCTTTCTTTGGCGGGCCATTAATAAGTTCAGCCACGACATCTAAGGATATTTACTTTGGAACTATTTACACTACGTACTATGGCGAGAGGAAGGTAACTACTTTAGGAATGTTTAATCGGTTCATTCCCTTGAAATAGATAATGCCATCCGAGCTGGATGGCATTTGTTTGTGCTATTAGTATGTGAAATATTCCTTAATCTATTGGTCACTAGGCATTATAACTTTTATGGCATAATAAACGTCCTTTATCGTTATGTCTCCATCTTCAGCCTTTCTGATAAGTTCGTTTATTTTTAAGAGAATTTCCTTTTCTCCCATCCCTCTTCACTCCCTACAATATTGATTTAACTGCTTGCCATAGTGCATCTATAAGCTCAGCCTCATAATTTAATTTATCAAGATGGCGAAGTCTCACTTCCCAAGTAAATTTATTATCGTATTCTACTCCGAATACAGCATTTGTTATATTAATGCATCTGTCGTGTTCTTCAAGTACCTCGATACACTTCCCGATAGTAACCTTTTTGTGATGATAATTGGCGTAATCTTTGCGCCTTACACTTCCCCAATGTTGATTTTTGAATAGAGAGTAGAATTGTTCTTCGGTTATCTCTTTTGCTTGGGATGGAGTTATGTGTTGCTTCATTCCTGTTCACCCTCCCATACTTTTTCAATAGATTGTTCATGTAGTTTTCTTGTCTTTTCACGAATTTTTCTGCATCCTTGCCTTTGATTATTGGATATTCCCTTGGAGCTGAATCTATCTCCTTAAACCTCTGAACCGTCTCCCCATCGACTAAAATATACTCAAAGAACATGGCGTGAGGTCTTGCGAATACTTCTCCACCTTTGTTCTGATATATCGCAAGTCGCTCATCCGTCTCTGTGTGGTATGCCGATGCCGATATAAGAGTATAGATGCCACCTTTGTAGTGCTGGTATTTAGTCATAATTACTTTAACCTCCTACCACACATAGGACAAAAATTTATATAGATGCGTTCCGAGGAAACCAAATCATTGTTAGCTCGTAACTCACACTTTACGTCATCCACATACCATCTATTATGCACGGTATGACTAATTAATTGTTTACCCTTCATGCAGTAGTTACATCCGTTAGTTATGGGAACCTCCATTAAGTTCCGGATTGATTGCATTTGCTGCTTTACATATGGATTATCACTCAACTTACTTCCCCTCCTCAAAACTCCCAATACCCTCATTGATCTCCTCAAGCTTTAGTAGACAATAGAAACTCTTATGAATAATCATTTCCGGCAAATCATCATGCCATTGAATAATTAGGACTTCATCACCTTCATGTATAGGCATTGAGCAACCTTCGCAGTTAATCATCTTGTTTCACCTCCTTCTCAACCCCTACTAACCTTAGAACATTTGGGGCATATCCAGCCATATAGCGTAGTGTTTCTCCAACCATGTTTCCTTGCGAATTCGATTGTGTCCTTTTTATTATTTCCACTAAATTGCTCCCATTCTCCACATTCTTCATTTCCGCACCAGAATGTATATTCCTTAGAAATGTAACCGATACCCATTCGCTTATTCCCCCTCCTCCCCAATCTCTACCACCTGAGAAAACTCACCAAATTCATTCGCCCTGCATGTTATCCTAACATCTCCCACTAGTACGCAGTTCCCGGACTTTGTTCCCCATGTACATTCTTTGCATTTTTCATACTTATTCATAGTTATTTCTCCTCCCCAATCTCTCCTCCGCCCTTAAAAATAATATCCCTAAGTATCCCCCTCGCTTCGTCATCATCAGATACGCCAAATTGGGCAGCCATAATGTCGATAAATTTTTCTTCAATTAAGTCTTTAGCTGATTGCTTATTCATCTTTACCTTCCTTCTCAATCTCTTCCTTTCTTATCATCCACTGACGATAGAAACAAAAAGTTCCATAATACAAAACACCGCTAACAATTATAAATATTGCAAACCAATCTGTTTTCATCCTACTTACTTATTCCTCCTTAATAATTAATACCCATCAAATTCAGGCAAGCTATCATATTCCTCTTGAGTCATTTCTTCAGCCTGTATCATATATGGGCCAAATACAGCGATTGCGGTTGCGTCGTTAATATCTCCCGTTATTGGCAATGATTCTAGTGATTTCTTCAGCTTAGGTAAATTATCCCTAGTGAATCCGCACTCTTGATCTTCTCCCGATTCATCTAGTTCGGTTTTTAGCTCTATAATCACATCACCTGAATTGGTTGTTATTGGCCCGTAGTCGTGGTCGGTGTGGCACATTCTATAGACTCTCATCCTATTTCTTCCTCCCTCGCTAATCCATCGGTTTCAATTAACTCCATTCAACCCCTGTTTTATCCGAAAATATACTCTTCAAATCTGACATTTTGGCACAATCTTTTCTACCAGAATAACCAAAACTAATGTTATCGTCACACCCTTTAATTAATTCGTATATCTGCTTTGCCTGTTTTCTATCTACCTTTCCATTGCAATCGCTTTGATATAGAAAATTAGCAACTTCTATAGTTACTTCCCCTTGTTCATTAAGTTCCTCGGTAGCAGCGTTGTACTTTTCAAAAAACTCTGTTCTTTTATCTCCACTTGAAAATATAACTTCTGGAACATCCATACTCGTGTAATGCTCATGAAATTTAACGCCAACTTTTTCGGATACCATATTTCTGAATCTACCAAAACCGCCATACCCCATGTCACAACTATGCCTTTTTGAACTTATTGTTATTCCCACCCTTATTTACCACCCTTCTTCTTCCTAATCTCCCGAATAGCCCAAATCCTAAACCAAGCACTAGCTGATAAGTATTATTAATTAATCTCTCGTCTCTCGTCATACTTAGTTTCATAATAACGGTTAATCCTTATCTCTCCTGATAAAAAATGAATGATGCTGTGGTCTCCTGATGTGTACTTAGTTTTAAAATGAGCATCGATTATATTCTCCATTGTGTAGATATCATTATCAACCGATGTATTCCTTTGGCTATCCCAAAGGTGGAACCATGTATCCACAACATAAGCCCACTTCTTGCTCGTTAGCTTTGAATGTTCCTTTTTCCTATATCGCTTAAATGATTTTAAGTAATAATCAATACTTTCTTCCTCAAAATCACCAACAACATATCTAAGTTTGTATTCAGAAAAAGATATAGCCTTTTCTTTTACACACGAATTTACATCGTCAGATGAAATTCCCATGTTATTAGTATTGTGCTTTGTATTCTTAGACTTAGTATTATTTGCTCTCCCATATAGCGTTTTTGTTTCCGCTACCTTGGAGTCTTTAATTCCTCCCGAATGGCGTAATTGTGATGTAGTAATGGTTTCAGCTTGTTTTATCTTGCCTTTAGCCAGTAAGTCTTTTAGGAGAGATTCGTTATCCAGAATAGAGAAATACCTCTTAGGAGGCATACCTCTTCTATCGGAGTCTATCAATCCCAATGTTTCCAAGTTCTTAATTGCACTCCTTTGAGCTTTTTCACCTAAACCCGTTCCTGATTGCAGATCACTAATTGTATTGTAGAAGTAACCGTCACTTTCAAGCCTGTCTCTGTCTGAAAAATAACTAAACCTAGATACTAATTCTGCGTAGATAATTGATTCGTGAAGTCCAATTGCAAATATTAAGTTCTTATTTACAACAATACTCCCGTCTGCTCTAAGTAAGTCGTAAATAGGATTCACTTCTTTTTCATCTCCTTATCAAAGATCCTTCTCACAAATTCAGACTTCCTTATTCCTATTTTCTTAGATTGTTCCTCTAACCATTTATTCTGCTGTTCCGTGATGTATAGGTCTATTCTTTTCACCATTTCACCTCCAAATATATGTGTTAATTATACACCATAAAGTAATAAAAGTACAGGTTTAACGCAGAGCAAATTCCTATATTTTGGCATAAAAAATAACCCCCACCTTTACGGCAGGGGAAATTGCAAACTATGCAAATTGCTATTCTGTTTTATCCTTACCCTTCAATGCATCAACCACAGCATTGATACCTAAGCCACTAGAAAACGCCAATAGACCAGTTATGACCTGACTTAGTAATCCAGTGTCTACAGGCTGCCCTGTCATGACTGATGCGATAACAACGGCGAGGGTTATGGCTATTACGCCGAAGATGGCGAGTATAGTTGAGTTATCCTTCATAAGGTTCACTCCTTTCTTGCGTTGTAAACCCTTCCGGGAGGGCTTACGGTTTACAATTGATCTACGCTAATTCCATCCTTTTGGCAGCAAAACCAAGTTTGTTGATATCCTTAATCGCTTGGTCTGCCAAATGATCCAGAACGCGAACTGATAAATAAACATCGTTGGGATGGATTTTCTTTGGCTTAACTTCTTCTGCCACATTCTCAACTCCTCTCAAGCCATTGAATAGTCTCTCCCAAGGAAACCACGGACCCGGGCAATCCGGTCGGTCAACGCTGTCAATGCGGTAATGGCCGATGATATGTTCTGAATCAATGGGAATTGAATATTTAGTAGTGAGCTCTTTGTGGAGGAATAAGGTAGCTTGATATTGTTCTTCTGTTAGGCTGCCATCATATCCTTCATGCTCGATACCGAGGGTGTAACGATTGCAATTCGTGCCATCATAAAGCGACCAGTTAGGCTTATTTGCGATACCTGCATGATAGGCAGCACTTCCCTCCTTGACGAGCTGAATAATCCTTCCCGACCTTGTGATGAGGTAGTGGGCACTAACCTTGGACGCTGGATTCTGAAACCATGAGAGGGCACTCTCTGCTGTACCTGATGTTGTGTGGTCAACGATAGCTATGATGCTTCTGCCGTTTCTGCTACCGAAGTTGGGGGATGGGGACCATTCTTCTATTGGCATAATTGCCCTCCTATCTAGCCTCTAACTTTCTCTCGATTCTCTCAACAGACGTTTGGACATCCTTGATAACCTCCAGGTTGTCAGACAGTTTTTCGATTGTCGTAATATACCTGCCTTCTCTCTCATCATTGGTCTGGAGTATCCACTTTATCAGCCATGATAATCCACCTATTGACAATACAAACAGGGATAGGAAGATAATATTGTTATCAATTCCGTACTTTATCAAACTTTCCAAATTACAACCCCCTCGTTTTAACTTTATCCTCGATTGCCTTTATGGTTTCTGGGCCTATCCCGCTAACCCGATCCAGTGCCCAAACGTCTTCATAAGGCCTACCTTCAACGATTCTCCTTGCTAATACTGGGCCGATGTCAGGAAGAGATTCTAAAGACTCAATGCTTGCAGAATTTATATTTATTTTGGAGTATTCGATGTAAAGGGCGAGGAAGGACATAGACAAAAGGACTACGGTTAATACGCCGATGATTAGCGGTTTATTTGGTTTAATGTCTGCTACATACTCGCTTGTCTCTTGAAATGCTTTTCTGTAGCCCTTGCTCCATAGTTTAGTGCTTTCGTTGTGGTTGTCCGGTGGAAGTCGTTCTTTTTCTTTGAGCCAGTTGCATAGCTTAACCCACATAGTTGCACCCTCCTTTTGGGAATAGGAAAAGACAGGCATCAATTCGATACCTGTCTTTTTAGGTGCGATATATCAGCACCCCTTGTCATTGGGATTTGTCCAGTAATACTAAGGCTGCTCGGACAAGGAGCGTGCGTCGCTAAATGATCAGTTTAGCCAAGCCTTAGTTTTAATAGTGTACCACGGATGTCGATTTACGCAAAGACAATTACTGTAAAGTGATTTTATTATTTTGCAACAAATTACAGTAAATTTTGCAAGAGACAAATGGTATGATTATGAGAAAATTTAGAGGAGGTGAATAAATGAATAATTTTTCACGAAAGGAGGAAGGAAAAATGAAGAAAAGATTTTTAGCGTTGCTACTTGCAGGTTTAATGCTTATGGCTTTCGCCGCGCCAGCTTGTGCCTACACCTACTATGATTACGGCGGCAATACCGGAACCGACTATAGCGTCGGCAACAGTTACTACACCAATTGGGATAATGGCCTATCGTCTACCAGTTCCAGAGTAGGCAACTACAACTACACAAACTGGAACAACGGACTAAACTCTACTAGCAGCAATATAGGCAACAGCTATTACACTAACTACAGTAACGGAGATTATAGTACAAGAACCAGAGTGGGCAGCTATGATTATTACCGCGACAGCAACGGTAGTACCGGAACAGGCTACTGGATCGGGAATACTTACTATTATAATGGCAGGTAAGACATTTAGCCCGGTGTAATGCCGGGTTTTTGTTTGCCATCAAGGGGAGTTAAAAAACTATAAATACTTAGAAGTGGGACAAAAGAGCAGGTAATAAACCCTGCTCTTTTGTTTACACTAGGGAGAGCTGTTGGATGCCGTTGACATAACCGAGGTAGGAAAGGATTTTTGCTTCTCGTTCGGGGGAGTAGTGCTTGAATCCCCTGAACCACGAAGTAAAATCTTTCGCACTCTTTTGACTATTGCAATTCCTACAAGCAGGTATCACATTATTATATGTGAATCCACCCCCTTTCTTTAAGGGAATAAAGTGGTCGTAAGTAAGGTTTTTATCCTTGCCACAATAAGCACATTTGTGGGCAAAGTGTTCCTTGATGGAGTTCCATTGTTCAACCGTTAATGTGCTTGGCAAGTCATGCGCCAGCGCCCTTCTTCTTTGGGACCTTAGTGCTAACGATGTCTTATAACTTTGACGATGGCGATTAGCAATGGAATACTGCGTACTCCTAATAACTGCTTTTGCTAAATATTCCTTATTGTTGGAACAATGCTTTTGATACCAATCCCTTGCGTATTGCCTCTTATGTTGATTATTTTCATCATATTTCGTTTTTGATTGCTTGCTAGCGCATTCCTTGCAATCTGCCCTTAAAGTATAGCCGGTGCTATAAAAATACTCTCTAGTGAAGGGTAGTTTCTTGTGGCATACGATACACTCTTTGTATCCATCAACCACCTTCATAACCTCCATGAATTTATACCCTCGACACTCCTTGCATATAGAGCAAACGCCAAATCTGCATTCCTTATCCTTGCTAAAGTAATATGTGGTGGCCGGAAGCTCTCGCTTGCACTTGGTGCATATCTTATGACCATCTTTTATAAATGGTTCAGGCTTTAGGAACTCACGCCCTCCACACTCTCGACAAGAAGAATATAACCCACCCCTGGTTCCTTTTGATACATAAAAATGAAGCCTGTCTGCTGGCAAATTTCTCCCACACCGACTGCACGTCTTAATTTCACACACAAGCAACCACCCCCGGCGGTATGTAGGAGAAAAGTTCACTTAAATAGCTTTGATCCACTAAGACAACATCTTGAGTAACCACCCACTTAAAATGGCCTTTCATGTCATACGGCGAAACTAACTTTACTTCTCCATCCATTGTGATTGTTTCTGGAAAATCCATGGCAAAATCCTCCTTTATTTTGCCCTTGCCCGAAAGAAGAATCCCTGTTAATATGATGAGTGAGACGTTCCTTTTCGGAGGGCTGTTTTCGTGAGGAAGTCTGTAACTCTTAGTCGTGGAGCAGACTTCCTGATTTAATTCTTAGACTGATTCCCCTCAATCCATTGCAAGACTTTCTCCTTGCGGAAACGGACCGCGGTGCCAATTTTGAAATATGGCATACCCTCGTCGCGCATCCTATCGATAGTTCGAATACCAACCTTCAATAGTTTAGAAAGTTCCTCTTTTGTCAAAATCTCATCCTCGTCCATTTCCCATCTCCTAACATAGTCTGTAATAACCTTACGATGTCATTGTAAGCCTACGCTAGACATTTGTCAAGAAAGGAGACGGAAAATGAAATGAAGATTTTTCGACAAGACGTTGAGGAAATAGGAATATTTATATTTTTTGTAATATTTCTTTTCTCCGTAAGTTATATCGCGGATGGTGGGTCGAGTTTGTTAGCCATTATACCCATAATTGTATTCGGAACGCTTGCGACTACCGGGATATTAGCGAATATGGGTGATTTTATTAGAGATCACTACTCCAAGAAAAGCCGTATACCAAAATGATAATAAAGGAAAATTAGGCAAGGGCTATTTATTTTAGTCCCTTGCCTTTTAATATTTCCTTCTTTGCTAATGCTTTCGATTCAGATATTGCATCTGCTAGTAATTTTGCCTTCACTTCATCCGGTGATTGCAACTTCGTCTTTCTGGCACCAACGTATGAGCTATTATTCATGATCTTCTTGAAAGAATTTAAAGTTAATTCTCCCACACGTTTTTGATACTGGATAGCTTCTTCGGGGGTCAATGTGATCCTTGGATGAGTTTGCGTTTTCTCAATATAATTAGGGACCATCGTTGGAAATTGAGTTTTAAGCCCCTCTACATCGTTCAATCTTCTTAACTCAGCATCAATTTTTGGGTCAATGCCTTGATCCTTAGTAATAATACCAGGGCTAAGAAATTGAGAGAATGCCCTGCCGATTGGATTCTCGATTTTCTTCACATCTTCGCCGAATGGGGTTTGCTTGGCTGGTAGCTTTTTACTTGCCAATGGAACTCTGGATATCAATGCATTTTTAAACGATTGAGGTATATCACCTTTAACATATGCTTGCCTAACAAGGGGATCAACTGAACCTGCTATCTGATTCAGTGCCGTAGGGATAAATTGGGTAGCATAGTTTTGTGGAAGTTGAGAAAGTCCCTCCATTACCCCTTGCTGACTCCCAAGTAATAACTTAACTCCCTTAAATACAGACATATTAAAGACGGTATCTCCAGATGCGTTCATTCCATCCAGTATAGCCTCAGATGCATTGGCCGCCAATTTACCTAGCTTGTCAAGGTTATTACCTTGCACAACGCTATCCATTTTGGCCTTATCTTCTGGATTATCCTTGACCGCATTATAAATCTGAACACCTACAGACAGTGGGATTGACAAAGGAGCCCCCCAGTCGAAGCTGTATTTCCCCATCACGGAAAATGGAGAATGCCCAGTACTGCTATCGTAAGCCCTCACGTCGGCATCCTTGGAAACCTTACCAGTTAACACGCCTTTACTAGCCAGTAAATACCCTAGACCCAATACACTCGTTCCCGTTAATCCCTTAGCAAGTTCGTCAATTGCGGCCGCGGCACCCTTGGAAGATTTTATACTCCCTAGCCCGTTAGCCACCCCGATAGGCGAAAATTGTAAGCCACGCTTTAACACGTTTAGGGGAGTCTTTGCAAATGGAATAACAGCCTCCGTTAATACCGCCCCGGCCTTTCTTGCTATCCCTGCGTCTTTATCAGGACGTTTTGCTTTGTTGAGGAAATCAGCGATAATACTACTGTCTTTATACGTGGCCTCCATGGCTTCTTTTTTCGCAATATCAAAGGCTTCTTGCGGTAATTCGGAGAAGTCCTTTATCTTTTTTGCCTGAGCATATGAAGCAAGGCGATCCTCGTATGCTTTACGAAAGAACGGAGTATCACCTTTTTGCAGTAAGGCATAGTTGAATTTACGAGTCTTTTCGAGAATATCAACGTCCTTGCCCAATACTTCACCAATACGGCTCTTTCTAAATACCCTCTTGTCGGGCATGTTCAAGCTTATTCCCTCTTGGAATTTATTTTCTCCACCTAGTAACTCCTTGCTATTGGACGAAAAATACTCCTTTGCCAAATCCTTATATTCCTTATTGACTAGAACTGATTGAGTCCTATCTGATTCCTTAAGGAATGTCTTCTGAATTACACCGGATGTTCTTTGTGCCGCCTTTCTCATCGCCATCATAATCGCATTGCCGCCGACGTTACGAACATTTGATTTCACATTTAAAAGCATCGATATATGACGCCAAGCGTTAATCTTCTCCATTGAGGTTGCTGGCATTTCGTCAGCTATCCTTGCCTGTATCTGCTCAAAAGCAGAATCATAAGATGCTTGATTTCCACGCTCAATATTTCCAACCATAGTCAGTTCATCAGGAGTCAAGTCAACTTCTTTCCACTTCTTACCATAGGTATCTAGCCCTTCCTTATTGAGCTTCTTTAACATCTTGTCAAAGCTCATCAGGAATGTTTCAGGGTCAGCATCCCTCAGTATTCTAAATGCCTGTCCGAATTGGCCGGATTCAGTAGCCCGGTTAGCAGCGTTGGACATTAATTCCCTCGCTCTTACAACATTTCCTTCGTTCGTCAATTTGTCAGCCAACATCTTAACCAATGGCGCGGCTTCTGGCTTGAGATCTTTGATTAAGGTATCTAGCTCAGAAATTGCAGGTTCAAGTCCTTTGTCAAAGATGCTCTGCGCTTTGGCTAAGGTTTCCTTGTTTCCTAGTTGTTTATAAACTAAAGGGTCGACGGAATAACTATCCCTCAACGCATCAGGACGGTTAGCATCAGTTCTGATATTTTCCGATACCCCCCGTTCCTTTAGGCCAGCAGGAATATCACCTTGGGGGAAATCCTTAACGGTATCCGGCCCTTTAAGCCTCATCGTAGACGTAGGACTCTCTATCGAAGTCGCAGCACTTCTATTGCCCAAAGAATTAATAGGTTCCCCGATCGGCGCAACAGAATCCCCAAGTGTTGGGATTTTAGCAGGAGCATCCCTTAACTGAGCGCGAATGGGATCGGCATTACTAACCGAAGGTATCCCCTCTCTATTAGTCCAAGTCAACGGTTCTGGTCGCTCGGGTAATATCCTCTCCGTTGGAATCGACTCCATTGTTTGAGGCCCCTTTAGCTCTCTCGGTTTAAGCGAGATGTTAGGCCTTATCGGTGGTGGATTATCAACAGGAAGATTACCAGAAAGCCCCATTCTTTGTGGTTGCTGCTCGACGGTTGATTGGAGGTATTCCCTTGGCTTAAGTGGCGGTATTACCCCTGCCGCCCTACCCATTCTCAATGTTTCAGGCGTTAATGAGGATTTGGGTTTAATCTGAGATTTCTCCCAATTGGTAATAAGTTTAGGTAGGTCAATGCCTGTGTAGTGTTTGATGTTATCGAACTGAGCTTCTTTAGTAAAATTCGAGCCAGAGAATTCATTGATAAGCTTGTCGCTTCCGAGGAATTCTTGAGCATCTTTAATCCCTTGTTCTAGCTCATTAAACGCCTTTTGCTCATTTGCGGTCAGGTTAAATTTCATAGACTCTCCAGACTTCATAAACGCTTCTAGCCCATCGTATGAACCGGTAGGGTTGTTAATCCCTAAACTCTTGTCGATGTTACCCTGCAAGGTATTGAGAGTCGCAGGGGTTTCCGTGGAGCCTATAGGAAGATCCTTGAATGTGCTTTCTAGCTCAGCTTGCCTAACTTCATGTGCTCGTTGACCAGGCTTTATGGTTTGTTTTATTTTGTAGTTGTTTAATGGATCTCCGAAAACGCTTTGGTAGTCAGATTGCTTTTGTGAAATTAATTCGGCATCGGTTAAGCCTTGGCTTGAGAGAGGTTGTCTAATATTTACGGGTTGTTCTGTAGTTATCGGCTTCGACGTATCAGCGAAGATATTCTCATACTGCTGAGTTTTCGCATCGCGAAGAGAAGGTTTCTTAAAGGCATTTTGCACAGCCTCATCTAATGGTTGAGCTATTTGTCCAAGTCTACGGTCAGCAAGGATGTTACCCACTTCACCGATACCCTTTCCAGCTAATTGACCACCGCCATGAAGCAACGAGCCGCCTAACGCCATTACAGGAACTTTCTTTTCCCTCTCAATTAATCCCTGTAACCCATCGCCCTCCATTGCGGTTTCAACAGGAGCAATAACCCCTCCATAGGTAGCTCCGGCCCTCACTCCGGTAGATAGTGCAGGAGTTAACGCTTTAGGAAGAAAACTGGTAGCCTTTGCAATCGGTGCAGTTTTAGACAATGCCGCCAAAGGTTTAGCTAATACAGCATCCCCGGACAGCCAGAGGGGCAAGTCTGACCCCATGTTCCCGGCAAAGGATACTGCTTCCTCCCCCAGTGTTTTCTGCTCGGGAAGAGTTGATAAATCTACCTCCTTCCCTGTTATCTTTTCAGCCAAAGGGGTTAACGCCCGGCCAGCTAACGAACCGAGCGTTCCCTTTATCCATGCTGCCTTGTAGTTTGGCTCGTCTTGCTGAATTGGTGCATCGGTTGACGCATGAGACGAACGCAAATTATCCATACTGATTAGAGGTTCACGTCGAGTAGTGGGCGTTGTGGTATCCGGAAGCTCGTCCAGGAAATCAAATATGTTTCCACCGGACGAGCTATTTCCAGCAGTAGGGGTGATAACGCTTATTGATTTATTCCCTTCGTCTTCCTCGTCTAAGTAATCGAATATATTCGCCATATTATCACCGCCTTACTTATACCGAGATTCGTCATCGCCGTTCCATGTGTACGCCGAGCTTGCCAACTTCGCTAGATTATCCATATCTACGCCAGCACTCATAAACGCGTTGGAATTGGAGTACATCCAATTAAGAACCTGATCCCTCGTCCATCCAAGATTAGCTTTTTCTTGCAGCTTGGACATGGCTTGCGCTGTTACCTGTTGCGAATTTTGCTTGTCTTGGTAATTTAATTCGCTAACACTAGGACTACCCCCACCACTTGACCTAGCCTGACTAGCAGCCAGCGCATTATACCTGTACCCCATCTCTGCATCAAACTGAGCATTCTTAATCGCATCAGCAGTCTTCTCATAAGTATCCTGCCCCTTGTAATTTCCCATCATCCTACCAACGTCGTATTCGTTGGAGAAATTATCTTGACTAACGGTGTGGTCGAGAGTGTCCTGCTTGTACTTATTGGATATTGCATCTTGACCTTTATCGTAAGTGAATTTGTTCTGGTTATAGGCATTTGTTACTGCATCCTGAATTTGCTTCTGCTCCATATCCAATCTTTCACCCGTTGGCATCCCCATATATGAGTCTGAACGAGGGGCACTATTGGCGGCTGTTACAGCCTTTATTTGTGCCGCTATATCGTTCGTCTCGAATGGTGATTGGTTACTTTTTTGAAAAGAGTCGAATGCTTTTGCGGTACCCTCGGAATCATTTCCGAACACTCGGGTGCCTCCGCCCAGCATATCATCAGTTACTCCAGTTCCCGGCCCTCCCAAGAACACGTCATCATCATTTAGCTTTGTCTGTCCAGGAATAAATAACTGGACACCTTTTCCTTGATTTCTGTCCATGTCAGATTGCAGCGCGTAAACAGCCAAATTTCATCAACTCCTCTCTAGTGCAACATCAAGGCTACCCACCATAATAACGCTGCCTAACTCCTGAGCCTGAAGTAAACGTATAGCCACCGTTGGCATCCCGAACAATATTAGTTGCTCCGGGGTATAGGTTTGCGATAGTAGCTGGGAGACTTACACTTGATGAAGAACTAGACGTACTTGGTCCGATATACCGACTCCCACTTGACCATCCCGGATACATATCAGTTATAGCGCTCGGTGCCCACCTAGTTATCTCTGCAGCGGATACCGCATTGTCGAAACCACTCTGCTTCTGTTTCTCTTTAAATTCCTTCTCCCACTGCTTCAACTTTTCCTGAAATTCATACTGCTCATTTCCTTGAGTTCTTGACGCTAAAGTAGGAACGCCATAATAATCATACGCCCCTCTTCCGCTATCAACCGTCTTATTGTCAGTAGTTATATGAGTCACCTTAGAACCCTGAGCGTTATAGGGATTGCCCGGCCTTTGAATAGGCTGCACGTTTCCAGATACAGTTCTTATTTCATCAGCCCTTTGAGTTACAGCAGGATCTTGAGCAGGAGTCGAGCCGCTTATATTCGTTCCGATCGGATACCCTGCTTGAGGAGCTTGTCCAGTAGCCCCCGGTATAGGTGTTCCATCCGTATAATATCCCGGCCTGTTTGGATCAATTGTAGGCATACTAATCATCCTTTCTTAGACATTCTTGTACTGAGGTATCCCATCATCCCTTGTCCCGGTTTTTGTTGATCCTGCCGGAACGACACCCGCAGGTAACTGGTCAGCATAGATAGGAGCGTAGTATTTCTTGCCGTGAGAGGTGTACGTCAATCTGTAACCTGTCAGAGCATACCCTCCAGCGTTGGTGGCAGGAGCATTAGTTCCCGGCCCAACTATAGCGTAGTTCTTCCACTCAGTACCTGTCTTCCCGGTAGTAGTTCCTTCGAGGTCAGGAGTTATATTGCCCGATGCGTCGATTACATCAGTGGTCGGAGTTTCTTCAACGGGGTCAGTAGCTTCTACAGGAACAATGCTAATACTTCCATCAGGATTAACAACAACCCTATCTGTACCGGTACTAACATCACCCGGATAATTACCCGTTGTATTTCCAACTGCAATACCATTTTCAAACTCTTGTTGACCCACCGAAGCGTTATAGTTCAACGCCCATTGCTGTAACCCAGAGTAGTATTGCTGCGTACTTAATCCAAGTTGTGCCGCAAACTGACTAGCATTCTGGTCAAGTCCGGCCTGAGCTAGAGAGTTCTGCGCCCCATTCTGAGCTATTTGTGCCGCTAATTGCTGTTGAGATAGGCCTAGCGACTGAGCGAATTGAGACGATTGATTATCTATTTGCTGTTGAGCTTGCCCGGATGTTACTAACCATTGGTTATCCGCCACAGCATCCCTGCCGTATTGATAAGCAGCCGTATTATAATCAACAGCAGCCTGAGCCTGAGCAGCCACTATCTTATCGGCAAAACTTGCGTCGAGTTGTTGTCCCGCGAGATTATTGGCATTGATATTATTGGCGGTATTAGAGTTGTTGGCCAATTGTTGCGTTGCCGATTCCCCTGATTGCAGTAGCCCCATTTGTGATAAGGCATTGCGAATATGTTGAGCGTTCACCATTCCTGTGGAGGATGCCGTATTATTCGCGGTTTCCGTTTGCCCCGGTATCTTTGCTCGCTCTGTGTTATATGTTCCGACTTGTGCGGCTAATTGACCTTCCATCGTAGTCTTTAGGTTTGCAAGCGCCTGAGCTTGGCGTATTCTTATTGCCTCTGCTTCTGCCTGTCTTGCCGCTTCTGCTGCTGCTTCTCTCGCTGCTGTTGCCTCTGCCTGTTGGTTGGATGTCGCTTGCATTGCCGCTATGGCTGCTTGTATTTGTGCAGCGTAGTCGACTGGAGGAGTTGTTGTGGTTGTTGCTTCAGGGGTTGAAGTTGTTGGGGTTGTTGTTGGGGGTGTGGTAGTCTCAGGGGTAGTAGCCGGAGTTGTCGTATCGGGGGTTGTTGACGCCGGGGTGCTGTTTGGATTAGGAACACCCGGTATCATAGCAGGTGGCCCACTTTCAGCTAGTCCACTTCCTGCTAATCTGTCGGTGGTAGTCGTTGGGGTGTCGTAGAGATTCCTTGTGCCACTTGCCTGAGCAGCCGCAATACTAGCTTTCCTTATTTCATCTGCCGTTTGAGATGCGGTAGTTGCCATATATACCTCCTTTATGGGGAAACAGGCAAAAATAATAGAGCTTTTCAGCCCTTACTTCTGTCTGTTATTGTTTTATTGGTGTGTTGCATAATTAGTCTACTGTCTCGTAGAAGGGCAAAGGAAAAACACCTTCCGTGGTGCCTTCTCTGCCCTTTAGGAATTAAGTTAGTGGAACGATTAAATCCTGTCTACCTTCTGCGGTTAGGATTGCATCAACGTTAGCCTTATATGGTAGATAGCGAGAGATTGAGAAAAAAGCTAAATAGTCTAGACCACCGTCAATGATTTCACCTGCGATATAAATTGCCATTTTGTTCACCTCCCTTCACTTCCTTTCTAAAATGAATTCATTAAGAGAAAATTAATTACTTCCTTCGTTGCCTCAAGTTCTTCTTGCAGTATTTCCATCTTTGGTTTGGGCTGAACAATAGGTGGCAAACTTGCCTCGTATTCTCTTTGAGCAATTTCTTCAGGGGTAAAGTCCCGTTCACTAACTTCCCCGGTTGAACAATTAAGTTCATAGATATTAGGCATTATTTAACCCCCCATAAAACAAACTGACTTCCCGTCTTAATGCTATCGCTAGATGCGATTAAAGATATTTTCGTAATATACTCAGTAGGAGTTTTGTACCATCCGCCGTTACCGATGTTTATATTTAACCCAGCCACCAGATACGAAACTCCCCGTTTCGATATTTGCTTATTTTGTATTAGAATTTCCCCTACTGAAGGAGCGGAAGCGGCATCAGATATGGGCAATGCGTCTATAATCTTTATTGATGTTGTAGACTCAGTTGCACTAGCTACAGTACTTCCGTTGCCTGTCATACTTGTACCATTATAATTAGTTGCGTTATCATTAAATTTTAGTCTTAAATCCCTGTATGATGTTGTGCTGGTTGATGTTGCATTGAATATGACTTTTAAGAGTTTATACGTGTTAGCTATACTTGTAAAATCTACTTGTGCAACATCTGACCCTAACGTTGTTTCCGCAATTTTCTCCCATGTTTTTGTAGATGCTACGTTTGCGGGTGTAACCGCTATGGTTGTGCTAGTTCCAGCTGCATATTCTGCATCTGTGGCTATTTCAATTATACCTTTTACCGTGTCTGATGCATCAACAACCGTAACCTTAATCCCGCTAGTAACTTGCCACCAATCATTAGCGGAGTCCCACTTTACGGTTATGATTGCCCCTGCTTCAATATCCCCTGTTTCCAAGGAATCATTGTAATATTTCCTTAAATCCTTTGCCCCTCCACCTGCATTCAATGTTGCTGCTCCGGTATTGGCGGTTTTGCAGAATATATCAAGTGTCATTCCTTCAACGTAAGAAGTAATGGCAGGACTCAGGGCAACAACGTAATCATCTGTACCCCCTGCATCCTTTTTGTAATGATGTGCATAATCCGCCAAATGCGTAGAAATAGCGCTGGTATTTCCTTTTACCGTTTCAGTCGTTCGCCCATCCCCCGCTAAATCATCCAACTCAGCTTGAGTCGCAACATCTGCCGCGCACTTAGCTGCGGTCACTGAACCATTGGCATACTTAATCGTAGCTAATGAACCATCCGGTATTGCTCCTAATACTGCGGCAACAATTTGAGCGTACAGCCAATCTACTCTATCTCTTACGTTTGTTCCGCTACCTGCTATGGTTTCAGGTATGCCGGTATTATCAGCACCGCTTACATCGCTCGTTGTGGCATTGAGGAGATTAGCGACTGCATTTAGGGCTACCCTTAATTCCTCTCCCCGAGCATTCATGTACTCCTTCGTCTGAGCAGGAGTCCAATTCGGATAATCAGTCTGCGCTTCAAAATCAAAAGTGAAAGTATCCTTTGTTGGAAATGCCATTATCTAACCTCCGATCCCTTGTCGTACTCAATGTTGAGAGAGATAACGCTCATCCCCTCGTCAAGTACATTGTTAGAAAATCTAAATTGAAAATAATTAGCTCGCTTGGACATCCTCTTTCTTTTTAGCACAGGGAAGAATGATGTATTGAACGTGAAATTAACAAAGCAGAATCCAACGAAGCTGAATGCGCTCGTTTGCATAGTTAAAACGACATCGCTATTGCTTTTACGAGAACGGAATGAGACGAGCGTTGATCCCCTGCTCATTGGTTTAGCGAGTAGGCCTATCTTGTTAATTACCTTGACCATATTCGGCGTGCCAGCACATTCCTCGCGCAGGTCATACCATGCGTCAATTGCCACGCCATCATCATTCGCAATTAATGGGTCGAATTGATAAACGATGCCATCAGTGTTACTGCCGAAGCAGAGTGTGTTGTCTATTACAGCAAAACATGATGCAGGAATGTTTGTGTCAAATAGCCATGCGTTGAGTTTGTAATCCCAAACGTAGCAAACATCATTAATGCATAACCCGTAGTAGCCATCATGATTATAGGATACTGTATTGGTTAAATTACCTTCTTGGAGGATGCCTAAGTCTGTTCTGCCCGAACCTGACTTGTTTACTAGGTCGCTAATGTCGTTAATGGATAGGCGATTATTAACAGTGGTGTTGGATAGGACTTGCATTACTCCGTTGCTCGTAGAGGCACATACAACAGTGTTGTCGACCTCTTGAATGGAACCAGGTATGTCACTGCCCTTTTCGAGATTGATGTCAGCATAGGGGAATATGGGGTAGGCTGTGCCATCTGCATAGGAGAGGTATCCATGCCCTTTGCTATGCGAGACATAAAGTAGGTCAAAGATATGCGCTAGTCCCGCTACATTGCCCGGTACTTTTTGTACTGCATCATCAGGGAAATAGTCGGCGTTGTAGTTTTCTCCGTAAAGGCGAGAGTGCCAGATTAAGTCTGGGTAGTTGGGGTTGCCGGAGAAGAATACTGTCGCTTCCGTTTTGCCACCGTAGACCTCAGCGTGTTTGCAGTTAAGGATTAATGCAGGGGTGGTGAGCGATGCCTTGAATGCCGTAATTATGACGTTATCCGTTCCGATGGCTGGAGCAATGTTGAATGTAACCACGCCTGTTGTTCTGTTGACCGTGAAGTTTGTTGTCTCTACCATTGCTACGCCATTGACTATGGCTGTTATGGCTGTTGCGTCGAGAGAGGTATACGGGAGAGTGTAGGCCGTTGCTGTGCCTGTTGCAGAGAATGAGGTACGGAAGCCAGGGGAGATGATGTTGAAGGATTCGTTTGGAGTCCCATAGTTGGGTGATCCCGTTGGTGAACGTCCGACGAGAATTAGGGGGATGTACCCGACGACATCAGCGCAGGTAGTGCCGTTAAAGGAGATATAGTCAGTCCCATTCTTCATGTACAGGGTATTGCTGAGGACAAAAAAAGAAGCCTTAGCGTTTGCTAGGCCCGACTTGATTTCGACGGGTTGATCATTGTTTTCTTGAGTGAATAACTTTGTGCTCCACGCGATTAAGCGAAATTTAGTTCCTGACGCCTTGATGTATGGGGATATTCCGTTGATGCCACCTACGCCGAGGGACGTAGGGTATAGGCGGGAATAGCCATTTCTTTTGCTTATGCTGAGATCCCTAATTCTCACATTCTGGCTTTCCGGGCTTTGATTTACTGCAATCAGTGAAGGATTGTCTCTGTAATTATTACCTCCAGAGAAATCAGAATAAGTCAACTCGCGAGCAGTTGAAGGAAATTTTGGTATTTTAATCTGAGCGATGTTACCACCCCCTTACCAGCCACTATAGTTTTCTATCGTGTTGTTTTGCTCGTCAATCGTCGGACTCGATTCGGTCATAAAGGAATCGAAAATATTGAGCAGCGTTAAGCCCTGGGCTTGACTCCCTGTAGAGAAAAGCCAAGTTCCGGCAGCAAAATATGCCAAGTAATTATGATTTTGCTCCTGAATCTCAGGTTCGTCAGTATCGAGAACTAATTTAGTAGGACGCTTGAAGTACAGAACATCGAAGCTACCTGTATAAAAGTAATTAATGACCAGATTTTTTTTCTCGATAGAATAATCAATCAAAGTGGAATGCAATCTATCATCAGAGTTCTGAACAACTTTGTTAAGGGCGATATAATCGCTTGGTAACTCATACTTGATGTACGGCTGGAAACGTGGCACATCAGCAGCACTAGCAAACGTGTATCCATACAATGCAGTTCGTCTAATGTTATAGGGGTATGATCCAGAGAAGCGCATTCTAACAGTGTTAGTCGCACTCGAAGGGGTAACTAGCCCCTTGTACTCCGTAAATCCACTGATGCCCGTTATGGTCAGTGTGGAAAGATTTGTCCACACTCCGTCAATACTTTCCTCAAGGTGGACAACACAGCCCTTATCAACCTCGAAATAATACGATTTAACCCCTATGGCCGATACTTCAATATCTGCATCCAAGTGCTGAACAAGATTGAATGAGCTGTAGATATTGAGTAAATTAGGAATAGGGTTCTGAGTTATAGGATGAACTGCTTCAATTTTGTCTTTTTCGGCAAACTTATTTTGGGCAGTATTTAAAAAATCATTGAAAGCAAGTCGAAAATCCCCCGTGTCCGATAGAGGTAATAATTCTGAATCAGCAGAATAGGAGTTAGCTAACTTTAACGCTAAGTCCCTTATCTCTCCAAGGTTCAAGCAACTTCCTCCTTTCATAAAAATAAAAGCACTAGTTAACCCTTAAACCTCATACCCCTTCACCACAATAAAGCAATCCAAGGCTCCTGAAGTTGTAACCTTCAAGACATTATCCGCAGTCGCAGAGACATCCGGGGAATTCGCACTTTCCACCACTAATCCATTAACCCCAAGCTTGTACTCGCGTATAATTGTGGAATCATCCAAAAGTGTGATCGTTCCTGCCGTTGCCGTACTCGCGACAATATCTGTTATGGCAAATTTCTTACCACTAGCCGGAGTCCATAGGGCTGCGGCGGTTTGTTGTGCTGTATAATCTCCTGTTTTACGAAGATTTGTCAAACTTGTTCCGGTGCCTTGTAGCTGTGCCATTATTCCTTTTAGATTGGCATTTACCGAACTTGATGCCGTGGGGTCGATATTTTTTGCATCAGCCTTTACTCCCAAGGTCGCAATATCCCCATCTGCCACCATGACGGGATCGATGTTAACACCCTTGGTATAATGAATCATAATAAAACTTGTTTGAGGCGTAGCACCATTTACATATCTGCATCTTGAATAACGTCTGCTTAATTTTGTCCAAGCTAATATATTTGAGACTCCTGCCGAAACTACCGCAGACGATGTCGTTGTCCAGTTTGTTCCATTGTGGCTCTCTTCTAAATAAAGGTTTCCGCTTTGATCAGCTAATACCCAAATACGCGTGTAACCGTCAGGGATAGTTTGTTCTGGTCTATCCACAACAGGCGAAGTATACGTTGCATTAGCTCCAAGCAAATCTCCTGTTCCTATAGTAGTATCCACTAATACCATAGGGATATTGCCGGAAGCCGGATAGACCGGAACGGAATTATTGGCATCAGCTACCAATTTTACTTCATGCCCTTGTGCATCACTTAGTCGTGGCATTTGTTTTCCCCCTTTTGGCTATTTGTTTAGGTTTTACTGTATTAACTTCTTTCTGCACTAAGCCCTTCGCGATTGGGCTTAGGACTGCGAGAAGTTGAGATAACCAGTCGTTTGAAGTGTTGTTATTTTCGACCACGTTTGAAACGAGGACGGATAATAGCTCATTGGTTTTTCTTGCTTCTTTGCGAATGTCGTAGAGTAGTTGGCGTTCTGTTGTTGAGGTATCAATTTGAGATTCTTGCATAAGTTCACATCCTTAAAAAGAAGAGGGCGATTAAGCCCTCTATAGTGCTGTGTAATATATTTCGTAAGTGCCGACAAGCCCTGCGGTTGCCCCGCCAGCGACCATTGAACCTGTCACCCATTTACCAGATGCCAATCGTTTGAATGGTTTTCCGTTTGTTCCTGCACTTTCATCGTTGGTGAATATTCCCGTTGCCGCTGCGATGTCTTTACCGTCGATTAGGGTATCACTAGAGGTTGTTGCGTTGGTGGCAGTAGTACCAACATCAATGGAACATGCTCCGGTAGTTTTTGTGGTTACATTTAGGACTACATGAGTTACCAGGATTGCTCCTGCTTCTGGATTTGCCCATGCGAATATTCCTCCGCCTGTATCGACAGCCGCTAATGCTCCGGTAACTTTCTTCATGGAACGATTGAGTTCTGCGGCGGTTGCTGTTATTACTACGCCTCCCATAGAAAAAGAATCTGCATCTACGATGGTAAAATTACTAACTCCTTCGGGCATGTTATTCACTCCTTTTAAAAATAAAGTAAGGCGAGTATTTCTACCCGCCTGTTAATTAAAGTGCTGTTGCCCCTGCAAGACCAGGTGCGCCACAAAGGATTGTTCTAAAATTGTTGATACCTGCTGAGTACCTGCTTCTTCCGGCGAACACGTTGGAATCGTCATTGTCATTAATGTACGACTTTGTAGTGAGAGGAATGCGATCCAACCAAATCAGTGCTTGATACGCTTCGTTGAATGCAGAATCCATGATGAACCATGTATCAAGGCCGCTAGTTGTTCCCGCAAACGCTGTGAGGTAAGGCGATATTACGACATTCCAGCGAGATGCGTTAATATTAATTCCATTATTTGCCGTTGTTGGGTTTAATTCGGATCCGATGGCCTCGAATACCAATTTCTTGATAGATGCCTTGTCGGGGATAATGATAGTGTCGGGAGTCACCGAGAGTATGTGGCCATCATCGTCAGTTAGATAATGCGCTTTTTCCTCAAGGTAGTTCAAGTTGTCGTAGGAGAACGGCGCATTGTAGAGGTTAGACTGTACGCCAGTTCCGCCAGTAATGGAAGGATGGTCAACCGCAAACATTGCCTTGCCGTCAGCACCAGAGATGTCAAAGTTTTTGCCCATGAAATTCATTGTGGTAGCATTTCCCTTATTAATAATGCCAGCCGCAAAAAGTTCCTTTGTCCGATTGTAGGACAACATGAAGGCAGAAGCACGAGACTTAACCTTACCGAACTTGGCATCCTCAACCATCTCTTGGGTCACGGAGAATTGGTTCTTCCAAGTTTCAGGCTCAATGGTCTTACTGTATCCTTCTTGGAAAGTAGATTCAGGATATTTCCCATTTTCCCCCACAGGACTGAAATTCCCGAGACTTGTCTCAATGGTATACTTATTGGCAAAATCCTTCGTCTCATCCATATAAAAAACCTTGTTAATAATGGACATCTTTTGGAAGGCTTCCTCTTGCTGTTCTAGCATCATCTTAATAGGCTCTTGACTCTTACCGAAAATAGAATCATTTACTCCACTTGCTTTACTAAAAATCATTTTCTTCACTCCTTAAAATTTCATACAAAAAGGACCTCCATATCGAAGGTCCTTACTAGGTCATGCTATTGAATTACTAAATCAACTTATCTGCGGAAATAACCCTTCACATTGGAAGTGGTTGTTGCCCCATCAGTCGCACTAATCTCAAATACTCCGCTAGAACTCGTTGCTGTACAAAGCAACCCATCAGTATGCAATGTAACCTTAGTCCCGATCACGGTAGTCGCCACAGTCGCCATACTCTTTGTGGAAAATTCTAGCAACTCAGTAACCCGAATAACGGGTAAATCTGTAACGGAAGTTGCCTCAGCAGTACGGTCGCACATTGCAATAAACTCCGGCACTCCGGTAGCCGCACACTTTGTCAATCTTCCAGACGTTTGCGACAACGCTTCACCAAGGGTTGCTCCCTCATTATCAGTTAAGAGGAAATACTCAAAAGGTGCTTGTGTGCCATTAAGTCCACCTACTACTTTAAAAGCCATCTAAATCCATCTCCTTAATTTTTACTAGCCTTATAATGCTTCTTGTACTCATCCATGCTCTTACCCGGATTAAACTTCTTGTACATCTCCATGACATCATCGGGAATCCTCACCGTATCCCCTTCGACTCCCTTGCCATTGCCCCTCACATGATCCTTCGACTGAATGTTGTTCAGGGTAGCTTGTTTAGCCGCCTCAACCCTCCTCGTCTCGATGTTCTTCCTCTCGACAACAAGATAGGCCTCGTTCAGCGTTAACCCTGTACTTCCATTCTTCCACTTCCTCCAAACATCCGGCGGGACATCAGCTACACCCTTGATCTCCGGATACTCCTTCGTCAGCTCATCAAACGAACTAACGAGAAAACTATCTTCCTGTGCCCGGATTGCAGCTTGCTTAAACTCCCTTGCCGCCTGAAGATCAGGATGCTCATCTACGAGCTTCTTTACCATGTCCGGGTCAATGCCCTTAGCGGCGTATTCCTCGCGCCTTAGAGCTTCTTCAAATTGCGCTACGTTGTGAATACCATGCGACTGACCATATTTCTCAGCCACATCAGCATCGGAGAAAACACCATACTGCCCGAACTTGCGGGCTATTTGTGCGTCCCTTTGACGTTGTGCCTCAACTTCTATTGCTCGACGTTCTGCCGCTTCTGCCTTACGTCTAAGGTCTGCGAATGCGGCATTCTGTTCAGGCGATTGCTTTTGTTTAACATCTACTTCATTCGCATTATCGGTTGCTCCTTCACCTTGGTTTGATTCAAGCTCTGTGGAGTCTATTGATATATCGGATGAGTTATCCGTTGATTCTATTGACTCGGTTGATTCTTGGGGAGATGCGATTCCCCCGCCTCCAGCATCAATCTCATCCATAAACGGATGCAAATTACAATTAAAAAAGTTAAACATTCTAATACCTCCGCATTTTTACGCTATGCAAGCGAAATACGCCATTAGGCGGCGAACCCGTGATATTACATTCCCATTGCATCTTGGCTGAATGGCATATTTTCCTTCCTAACTTGAATGGAGAAATGTTCTGCATCCCTGAATACCTTAAAACGCTTATTAAATCTCTTTTCTCCAACCCTGATGTCAACTCGCCAACCTTTTTCATCCTTGTCATAATAAACACCATTAATGCCCGTCTTTGAATTCTTACTCAGCTTTCGATTCTGCCCATTCTCGGCTATTGTCGCCAGCCTAATATTGCATCTCCTATTATCCAATGTGTCGCGACTTTTATGGTCCACGACATGGCCTTGGGGAGCATTAAGTAGGAGTCTCGACAAGGAACGGCTAACTCGCTGAATATTCATAACCACATAATAATCTCCATTGTGGCGACTATCACAACCAGCAAACCATGTGCCACTTAAGGAGTTCGCCAACGGCAGGTCTACAGTGTCTATTGTTGTTTCAAGGATTTTGCCATTTTTGCATTGAAGGAAGACTACTGTAATATCACCGCGAATTTCATACTTATTTTTCATTATTTACCTCCCGTTTTTACGCTACTCAAGCGATTCGCACCGTCTTTTCCGATGAGTCAGCCACTACTAGGCAAAAGAAAAGGTATACCTATGGTAATTAGGTATACCTTGGTAAACGTTTACCTTTTAGTAAACTTACTTACCAGAACCCGAACGAAGGTCTTTGCCGGTTGACTTCTTAGGCGCAGCATTCTTTTTGTCCATGTTGGTTGCCTTGATGTACCCTGCGCTGTTTTGGGGGATTTTCATTTTGTCTTTCATTGCCATCACCACCTTTCAAGCGAGGTAATGTCGCCGCTTTAGACGACTGCATAAAAATAAGAACCTTATCGGTTCGTCAGTTGGCGTTTATTCGTGGTCATTTGAAACTACCACGGACTATTTAGCATGGTTTCTTACCCATACCACCCTTTTTGCCAGACTTTGGTGCAGATTTCTTAGCCATTTTATCAACTCCTTTCATCGGCATCATTCCTTTGGGTCCGATACCAGGCATGGCCTTGGCTAACATAATGTCGATCTTAACGGTTGGCTTTTTCTTTGCGTCTTTTTTAGGCATTATTGTTGACCTCCTATGATTTCAATTTGACCAACTCTTTAATAATTCGTTCAGGTTCAATATGATTGAAGATATATAGAAGTTCTTCCCCGAACTCGTTCCTTATGCTGGTAAGCAAATCTTCCGATTTATTAAAATTCACCGTATCTCCATTAGGTAATACTAGGTCAATCCTTTCCTTCATTAGCCTAGCCAAAAGAAAACACTCAGTATCCGTGTACCGTTGAGTCCTTTTCTTGTATTCATGCACCTTGTCCACCACCCTGTTGTTGTATCATTAACTGCTGAACGATTTCAATCTTCTTCTCATCCGGAAGTTGAGCGAACGCATTCCGTTCCTCTTCGCTCATATGCTGCATGGCTTGCTCAAGGACTTCCTGAACTTGTTGCTGTTGGTTTACGCCACCTTGCGGTTGTTGTGGCTCCATTGGTTGCTCTGTGCCCTGTGGCGGCATTTCTTGAGGTTGTTTATTTGCTCCAGACATTGGTGTCGGTTGCAAGCTTTGTTGTGGCATTTGTAATAGCTGTCCCATTTGGTCTGGCTGTCCTCCTTGCGACTTAATCCCCATCTTGCCTAGCATTTGAGATTGAGCATCAGGCATTAAGTCTTCGTAGTTGATAGATACTTTGGATTCAGGCTGTGCCGGTGGGGCTTTCGCCTGTGCTTCTAGTTGCTTATTGATGCTGTCGAGGATTGTCTTGGCATTAGGGAATTTCTGCGCCACTAATTGAGTCCACAGAACTACGGATGCTGGGCCCGGGTTATATGCTCCATACTTAAGCATTTCAGTTGCTTGGTTGAATAACCACATCTTGTCTCGCGGTAGCCCTGCCCCTGCGTCTGCTTGAAAGATGAAGTCTGTGTTGTAGTAGAGTTCTCCTGCTTTATCGCGAACAAGAAAGGCATACTTATTGAAATCGCCGAATGAATCTTGTCCATTAGCGTCTTTTGTTACGAATGGTCGAAGTTCATCATAGAATGCTAATTTGAACTCGAACATGATTTCGTAGAGTTGCTTAAATGCGGCGTATTTGTTTGATTCTTTTGAGCGTAGGCGACCGGACGCTTGCTGTACTTGGATTTGCTTTGCTAGACCGGATACTGCGGTCGAGTCTGATTTACCTTGATATGAGTTTGTTATACCGAGGGTTGACTGTGCTGCCTTGTATTGTTGTTGAGCAAAGGCAAGGTCGTTGGAAATATTTGCAGACAAATTCTTTACATTGAGCGCGTTCAACTCGGACTGAGTGCCCCTAATAATTCCGTATAACTCATTAGATAGGTTGAACCTATGACCGTCTAAAGCTGTAACCACAACAGACCCACGTAAAATCTTTTCCTCAATAGTGGAGACTACTTTTTTATAAGCGTCTTGTTGGTCGCGGATAACATCTACGTCAGATTGTCCACCAAATGCGAAGTTGAGGGGAATGTTCTCGCGAATGATTAGAGGGTAGCGTGTTGGAGTGAAGTAGGGAACTTTTGTTCCTACGGGGAGGACTTCGCCGGGTTGCCCATTAACCGAGGATAATGTTACTTCTGTACCTAGCTCTTCAAACTCTTGAATCTTGCCGTTGATGCGCCTTGCATAAAAGTTTTCCATATCTTCAAGGATTTCATCCTCGCACCAAACAAGCTTTGACACTTCTCCATCATCATTCTTGTACCAGCACACGATCTCTGTTACCATGTCGGGGTTGTTGGGCTGAGTGGTGTTACTGACAAGGCTAATGTTGGGAAATTGTTCTCCTACATTCTCGAGATCCACATCATACCGTTTTTTGATGTAGTTCTTTGTGACTGAACTCAAAATAAAGAAGTAGTCCATTTTTTGAAGGTCAAATACGCCGGGTTGCGGAATAATCCTTTTGGGATGGACTGACTCTATTTCCAACTCGCCACGGTATAGGTGATGCTTAAAGTCTGGATTCCAACCCACCAACATAGCAGAGTAGCCTTGCACCGGGGTTATGCGCTCGTTAACATCATTAATGGCTGTCATGCCTAGTTCTGTTATGTCTGAGGTTAGGGAATCCTCGATCATTGTGGCTTGTACTTCATAGCCAGGGAGCTTGGTTCGGACGGAGGGTTGTGGGATTGTTGAGTCAACGCCTGTTTCTATGAATTCTAAGACTAGGTTGACTACGTTGTTGGCTTGCTTGCGCTTGCCATTAGATGTACGAGTATTCACATTGCCATCGACAATTTTTGTGCCAAGGTAGATAGCTTCTCGCTCGTCTCTGATTGCCTCGTCGATGCCGGCGCGCGCCTCACTAAATTTGTCCTGGAATTTTTTCAGCTTGGCTTGCTGTTCTGATTCTTCTTTCATGGAGAGTTTTTTATCTTTCAACTTCTTCACCACCTTTTTGCCGAAGTCTTTTATTGCATCAATCACTTACAGCACCTCCTGAAAATGGACATAAGAAAAGCACCCCGCAGGATGCTGTGAGTTCGTTATTTAATTTGTTCTGGTAGTTTGAATTTGTCTACCCATGTTTTAGGGTCAATGGTTAACTCTGTGGGTTTTGTGACCATTACCAACGATTCTGTGTCGAGTCGGTATTCAATTACTAACACTTTAATCATCTTCCAATCTTTTTAAGGATATATGCCCTCATTTCAGGGGTAGCTCTTTCCAAATCTTCAAGCAAGTCTTCAGGAAGATCGTTCAGGTTTTGCTTCTCTACTATTTGAACAGTAAACCTCTGTTGTGGTCTTATTTCAGCCGCGATCATATCCGACATTAATAAATCATCATGTTTGCCCGGTGTTGCATCCGGTCGGTTGTTCTTGTCATAGATAAAGGTTAGGCATTCGCCGAGCATCGTAATGTCGGTGAATAATTCAATGTGTTCCTCAATAAGTGCAATTTCCTTGTCAATGATAAGTGGTCTACTATTCCCATCAGTCTTCCATCCGAACTTCTTTTGAATTTCCTTACTGATGCTGTCGTAGGATTGGCGCATGTATTGTTTTGGGTATCTCAGGCGTTCGAGTTCTTCAAGAGGTGCAGTATTAAAGTTCATTTCAATTCCAATAAGAGCCTCGTTGAAATACTTTCCAAGGCAATAGACCTGATGAGTATATGGTTTAGAATTTGATGATTGCATATGAAGTGTGGCGGAACGCTTTCCTGTGATGTTATTTAGGACTGTAGAAGAGTAATAATCTCCCCCTTCTCCTTTTGTGTCTCCACCAATTACATATGGATAATCTTTTTGCACATCCTCATAAATGGTAACGAAACCTCGTTCGTCCTCTACCCAATGAATAGAATCATCCTTGATCTTATTTTGAGTATCAGGATCATCCCATTCAAAAGAAAAACGCCCTCGTTTTGGAGGGTGTTCCTTATAAAGCTTCTTTAGTTCTTCAATCCGCATCTCTACGATTTCATTTGCAAATACAGGCCGGCCAGTTGAAAGGAACGCCTCTTTTGGATATGAGGGGTTCTCCTGCTTCATGAGGTTGTGGTCCCCGCCGCAATCGTTCTTTAGTTTCCAACGATACCACTTGATTTGACCAAAATCAACTCCATATAGGCTTATTAGACTTTTTTCATAATCATTAAGACTTAATACCTTATTAGCTTCTTCTATATTCATGGCACGCACCTCCATGAAATGTTTCTCTTTATCCTGCTAACATGGCATTGCTTAATATCGTAATCTTTTGCTATTTCCTTCTGCAATCTATTATCATTTCTTATCGAAATAATTTGATCGTTAGTTAGTTTTGATTTACCACTTTTTTCCCCAGCTAAGCATGGTGGTCTGTTTCTTTTCTTCTTAATCATATCCATGGTATTACCCTTCGGAGTATCTACAAATAGGTGTGCAGGATTAATGCACGATTTGTTATCGCATTTATGGCAAACAAACAAGCCTTCCGGTATTTTTCCTTTATATTTTTCGTACATGTACCTATGGACTTTAATTATTTTGCCGCCCCTATTCATTTCATGATAACCGCTAGTAACATTAATCCTATGACTATCGCATATCCAGCAACCATTTTCAGAAACACTCCACGATACCTGCTTGTAGTTATGAGGCTTCCAATTTTCTGCTCTAATGTATTTACCCTTCGGCATGGAAATCACTCCTTATTGGAATTTATATATTCATTATATACTCTCCATGCCTCATCTTCAATAGCTGTTGTATCAAGCCTATAAAGTTCATAGTCATGCCAAGCGAAGAACATAGGGATAAAGTCATTCTCCCCGGCCTCTGCCTTGTCCCACAAGTCTTTAAAATCGTTCATGCCATTTGCTGTACTCTCTATGATAACAATCGTTCCCGGTATGTTGGGAACCGACTGAAGTATCCCGGAAAGAGTGGTTGCGGGATTTCCGCCATAGAAGGCGAACTCCGAAAGATGAACGTAGTAATGAGTATCAGAGCGTCCGATTCCGTCACTGCCAGCAGTTTGAACCTTAATCTTACTATTCAAGCCTTCGCCTTTCCCCTTGTGAGTAGCGGGAAGGTCAAATATAAGTTCACGGGCATTAGAAGCTTTCTGTAATGGCTTAATCCGGTCAGGGAGCTTGCTGTACATAAACTTAGCTTTTTCAAAGATGGCATTGGTCGAGTCGTCGCGATGGGCAACCACAAGTGCATTTCTGTTCTTATTCTTTGTCAGTCTACAAATCAACTTTCCTTGGGTATATGTGGAAACACCTTCCTGTCTTGCCTTCAATACAATGATTCGGGCAGGGATTCCGAGTGTTTCTAGTTCCTTTATTTTATCGTCTATTATTTTCTGGATTGAATTATAGGTTAAGAAAACTTCATTTCCTTTTTTGTCGATTACCTTGATATAGAAACGACAGAAATCATCATCATTGCGCCTAGCTAATTCGTCCTTAATAGCATCTAACGATGGTAAATCACTCTGCTTTATTTTAGGCCTAGCAACTTTAATAGGAGTATCCACGATATCCTTACTCGCCTTTTCCTTCTTGACTACCATACTATCACTCCAAAGATACTTGATACGTCACCCAGTGTCGCACCCATATTTCTTCCCGGCATTTGTGCTTGCTGTAATTCCATCGTTTGCAGTTTGCGCAATTAACTAGGATACCAGGTTCATTACTTTTAAATTCGGAGCATGATCTATTTTCGGACATGGTTTTCACTCCTAGAGATATAAAAATAATCAGCAAGGGCAACGCCGATCTGAACTATTTAGATTGCGTTCCGCAAGATGGCTCCCACAAAGGGAATTTGTTTTCACTGTTGCACCCAGCCCTATTACACCTAGTCGAAGGATTATAGATTGACATTACGGATAACGGCATCCTTTTTCCGCATGTCTCGCAGTTCCTATTTGTTTTTCCTCCGAATCGTTCCAAGTCACCAACTCCGATAAGCTGCATTACCGTTTTAACGATTATTTGACCAATTATAGCCATCGGAACTGCTCCCCAAGGTATAAACCCTGCTCCCAATGGAGACAACCCAACCATCACAAATACAGAAGAATCTAAAACACCTGAAACCATCCCGCTATAGATAACTCTAAGATGCATCGGTAATCTTAATCTAGTATAAATTTCTGTATCTGTGGTTTCGCTCAATAAAAAACTAACTGCACTAGCAAGCACAATCCAAAGCGTGTCGCCCAATAATCGGGATGATATTGTGGATAAAATTAATGCCAAAATAATAATTAAATACGTGTTTCTTCTGCCGTGTTTTTCCTGAACCAAATCCCTTAGGACAAAAGTAGCACCGATTAGAAATGTCCCTAAGGTTATAACAAAAGGCCCTATAATTAATGGTGCGAATGATGCAGTTAAAACATTAGCGATTATAATTGCCATTAGATAAAGAAATACAATCAAGCAAACTCCTCCCAATATTGTTGATTAAGAGTTGCTAATCCCCTTGGAATTAGCGTATCCGGAAACATGCTAAATCCAGAACCATCCACAGAATTACATCCAATAAGTCTGGCATAATTAATCCTCTTTTTGCTGTTCACCCTACCCATATGCACGAACTTACCTCTCAACCGCGCTTCCTTGACAAGTTCCCTAACATAAGCACCAAGTTTGAATTCTGTTGTACCCCCAATAAAAAGTGCCCCAAACTTAGTCCAATGCACATCGCATTTATCTAATCCATCTTGAGCCACAAGGGATACCGGAAGGTCATACGACTTGATAATAGGCTGCCAATATTCAAACTGCTTTAGGGTTAGCTCAGCGTTACCAACTACGTCAGGTGCATTTACGAATAGACAACCTTGTTTTCCTTGTATCCTTTTCAAGGTATTTATAAAAGCTTGCTCGTTAAAACCTGTAAAGCAATCATTGTCCATCGCCCATTTTAGTCCGTAGTCGATGATTATATTTATGTCGTGTCCACCACGGGGAGTTAATAGAAATCCAAGATTAGGATTGTCTTTGTATTTTTTAATTGTTTTTGTTGCCCCACTTACCAGAAGTAAGATAGTGTCCACATCCCTTGTCTTAAACTAGTCATTAAACCATTAATAATACGTTTAGTAATACGCCCGCTAACTCATTGCCTGTCCTTAACGATGGACAAGGTTAAAACGTGATGAAATCAAGGTTTTTATTTAAAAAGAAGGGGTTAATGGGAAAAAATAATTAAATTACTTTCCTACCAAGTAAATCCAACGCTTGCAAAACAGTTCTAACCGTAACCCTGTCGTAATCCTTTATGTTCTCAGATAACTCTCCATACGGGTACATATCAGCATGGCACTTAGCACACCATTTATAAAGCTTAGGGTTGTGGTTATCTTCAAACCTATCCTTGGCTTCTCTATGCGATTGTAAGTATCCAACATGTTCCTCGCTGACACATTCACTCGGAGAATGAAATCCTTGGTTTTTCTTTTCTCTCCACCATGCATCATGCACTTTCTCGCTTAACTGATCGATAAGATTGTTTGTATTTGAATCCATTGGTTTTACATCTCCTTTAATTATTAACATTAAAAATGAGGTAAATTTACCTCAACCCTATTTTCTGCATAGCTTCGTCAATTCTACTAAGCCCGTGCTTCCACTCTTTTATTTTCTGAATAACATGCTCGTCCGGCCTAAACCATTCTCCCTTTAATCTCGATGCTTCAAATTCCTTATGCACCTGTCTCTCTGTGGACTCGTTTCCAGGAACCATAAAAAGAATTGTGAGAGTGTCGGGGTATCCAGTTTGCAATGCTCTCAATCTCTTCACCGGGTCTACTGAAAATCCTATCTTAATAGCTCCTCCGCACAGGCCCTGAATAAAGTAAACATAGCCCTTCGGGTCAACAGGGAGAATAGTTAGTACGTCATTTTCAATTACTGCATCCGGTTTCGCTACCGACATCATGTCTATTTCTTTTCTAATTCGCAAAGCCTTTATTGCTTCATTCTTCTTGTTCCAGTATTCAGTCCATCTTGGGTCGTCTTTTCTCCACGACCATTTATTGATTTCGTTTTCCAAGATGCTCATGAATCTTCGGTCATACTTAAAGGCGTTTAACTTATCTTGGCTTCTCCAAATACTAAAACTAATTCCCTTTTCCGCATGACCATCATTCTCTAGCTTTTTCAGAAAATCCTTAATCTTAGCATCCATTGGAATACCTAATACACCAAGGAATGCTTGGGCATAGGTTGTGACTCTATTAGACATATCAATTGTCCCCCACTTCATTCATTTTTCCTTTTTTAATTAAACGCGATGAAATAACATAACCGCCATCAGTTGAATAAAGGAGTTCGTGTTCCTTCATGTCACCCAATAGGCGGTTTAATTTCTTATTGCCACATCCAAATATTGCTTGAAGCTCTTTATAATTCAGGGGATTCTTATTTCGCGTCTGAATTAATCTCCCTGTGTTCCACTCAACGTATTTACCCAAAGAAACTAAGTACCCTGCCAATTCCTCGACATTCTTAACTCCACCCTTCTTCAGCTTCTCAATCTCTTCAACCATGAGCATGATATAAGGTTTCTTCCCTCCGGTGTGCTTCGGAGGGTCTTTATCTTTTTTGGCAGGTTTATTGAGTTTACTCCACCAACTATCAACCACAAGTTCTTCTTCACCATTAGGCATCTTCAATGTCATAAAGTTTGTTCCATTTGGCGACTTCTCACGAATAAGATACGAACCGGGAGGAAGGGGTAAAATATCAGACGTTTCATTGTAAAAATCAACTATCTTTTTATCCATATTAACCACCTCAAAAGCCCTTTCAATGGGCATTACTTAGGTGTCGAAACGACACGTTGTAAAAATGGCACTCAGCCTTACTCTCCCTAAGCGTGTAGGGTTTTTTGCATGTAATTCGTTTATATATACGTTCTAGCTTTGTTTCGTTCTACATTAACGCAACGCCAAAAACCCCTCATAACATATATAAGGGGTGGGTAGTTTTATTTAAGTACCTAGTGAGTTATTTGGGGTACAGGGGGCTATGAACGAGTTAGAAGCTCTTCTGTATCTGCTATTAACTTATCTCTGAATTCTTTTGTCATAACATAACATTCTCCAATTCCAACTTGATATGTTGTAGTAGCTCTTTCAAATGCTGAGGATAATGAGGTTATGAATTCCCTAATGTCTTCATCCATCATCAAGACTCCTTTCGCGGAAAGTTTTTTATTTTTTGTAATTTTTTATTTTTATTTTTTTTGTAGAATACTTAGCTGTCTATTGAGGATATGTAGTATATACCCCGGTACTTCCACCAAGCCCTATCTCGTGCCACCTCTGACGAGGGGGTGGAGGTATTCTCGGACATCGCACATCATGAAGATAGCCACTGCTTACGGGTACAGTAGTCGAAACCTTTGTAGGCGACAGACTGTAAGTAAATCGCATGTAAATCATGTTTAGTTAGCTATAGAGATATATACACAGATCACCCCTTTACCCGGCTCACAGCTCGTGCCCAGGGGGAGGGTCGAAATCTCAATATTCAGCATCCCCATCACTACCCGGATCAGCACAGCAACCATGTCACATCAGAGCCAGACAGCAGAGAAAGAGCATAAGCCAAAGTAGCACAGCACAGCCGATGCCAGCCAGCCAAGACAACAGCCATCACCCGGCAAGCTATCAGCACTACGCCACAAACCATATTAGCACATTATAATGATACTCATTCACTTTGTGACACATTCGCCAAAACCCTACATCCCTACTCTCCCAATGGTTTCAGCGATTTACTCATTATCAGTGATTTCATTATCATTTAGGATGCCACTCTAATTGAGAATAGCATACATAATATGTTAATCTTTAGGCTCAATATCGACGATCTCACCCTGGATCTGTGCTCTCTCCATTATCTCAGCCATGAGCCGCAAATCCTCATCCGAGTAGGCAGAGACAGCCTGGATGAGGAGAGGGCCACCGTTTGGGCCTGTATACTCCACAGACTGAGTGTCTTTCCATCCCTTGAAGTTGTTTGTTAGGCTGAATTTAGCACCGTTAACACCATCACGGTCGAAGAGTCTGGCCTCTGTATATTCTTCGATCCGGGCCTTAGCTATCAAGATAGTGTCCATGAATTCTTCTTTATCTGTATAATTCAGCAATGTCATCCTACTTGTAAACCCTAAAGCTAATGCCAGCCCTGTCACTGTAGGAGGTTTACTAACTATCACTGGTTGACCATGCTTATCATAAATAGGTGTTCCGTATTCATCCTTCAGTATCTCGCCCTGGCATTTATCGAAATACTTATCTATAATAAGCTGCATTTCCTCAACCGACTTATATCTTGGCTGCCTACCACTTGTAGCACATCCCAACGCATATTGATTACCAACCGCAGCAGCCATACTAATCACCTCCCTACTTATTACTTACAATACCAAAAGCCCTATTTAGTAACTCTATCTTTAACTCGCACCTTGATTTATTATCACCCGAAAGCAAATTCTTGTTTTCGTATTCCAGTGACTCAATTCCTATTAATGTCCTAATGATACTTTTTAACTCATCACTCATCTATTAACACTCCTATTCAGATAAATTCCAAATTACTTTTGCGCCACAATGCGGACAGTAGTTATGAGTAAATCTCTCATTCCAATCCTTTTCTATGAGATTGTATCTGCAATTAGGGCAATCAAATTGTATTGACTTATTTGCATTAATTACGCTCAATTGTTTATTTGTGATCTCAACTACTTTTTCTTTTTCGATAGCCATCTTCTGAGCCTTCATGTCTGTATACTCCTTGCTTTCAAAATCTCTATCCATCATCACACCTCCTACAATCTACTTCCCCAACATCTTATCTACCCGATCCATAGTAAGCTCCATACTCCCCATTGATTCAAGCGTATAACCCTCTATAAACTCAACATACTCATCCTCTGTTAATAACCCTTTCTTGTACAACAAATAGGCCACTGGTGCAAACACATCATTCATGCTAGGAAATGAAAGTTCTCTCCAATTCTTTGCAGCATCCATACTAATCACCTCTCCACTACCTCATCATCTTTACTTAGTACATTCCCGCCATTATCAACTGGAACAAACCATTCGCACGGCAAACCAAACGCACATTCATTCAAGCATCCAAAGCTCTCGGTTTTAGCACAAGTATAACCACTCATCAGCACACCTCCTTAATACCTCACCACAGCCCCTACAATCAATCCTAAGACCACTAATTAACCACTCGATACAAATGCACCAACTAGCTAATCACTGTCCTCAGAAACATTCCTTCTAAATAATGTAGATCAGACATGAAAATAATCTTAACTTTATTTTTCCACGCCATTGCATTATCAACAAATATGTTGTATACTCACATTAGTAGATGGATAAAGAAAGTGCATGGGACAGTATGCGGGTATTGAATCCTGCTGGTGCGGAAGAGTGGTAACCAATTCCACTTATAATCCTCCTTCAACATAGGAGGGAAGAAACGAAGATCCGGCACTCCCACAATACTGATAACGCTACCACCTTCCATCTACTACAAACTAATCAACCATACCACCTGTAATGACAAATTAGGAGGAATTATTATGAATAATTTAATGGGATCATGTGATGAATATGAATGCGTAATATCCATGACTGATGAAGATGTTAAATTAGCCATAAAGGAAACGAATAATATTGTAACATCACGCAAATTTATTGAATCATTGCCGCAATTTTGATGCCTAAAGGCGGTAAACGCCCCAACTCGGGCCCAAAAACAAGAGCAGGCCAAAAAGCAACTAACCGGACAATCCGTATGACTAATGCAGAATGGGAAACCATACGCCAACTAGCCGCAGCAGCAGAGCAAACCATATCGGACTACATTAGGACTAAGGCCACTAAATAAGGTGGTCTTTCCTTATGCCATCACAGCCCCACAACTCCACCTAAGCCCCTTACTAATCCCTCTAATACATTCCCGCCAAAAGGATTAACAACAGGCTCAGAAACTTTCCTCCTATAGAGCAGATCAATCCAAAAAATAATCTTGAAAAAGTGTTTGATAATCAAATTATGATTATGGTACAATAAATCAAGATCAAATACAGGGAGGCCACAACATGCTCTACCATCGCTTTACCAACTCCGAAAACCCAATGTCAAACTGGGGTCACGCAATGTTTTCTACCAACAGATCAAAAGTCGAAAACTACGGCAAGAACGAGTTTACATTTAAATCTACTAAAGACAACCGCCGGACCATCAAATCGTTAAAGGCATTAATCATTAAAACATGGAAATATGATCAACAAAACGGCTTTACTGGAGATTTCGGCAACGGCTGCACAGATGATTACTACTACAACGTAGAAGAAAACGATGTCGATGCACTCAGTATCTACAACAGCTTTGACCCATCCGACATTGTAGACTCGGCCAACGCTTGGGACTCCGATCTATACCAATGGTTTTGGGAGCGTATCGCAGAGCCTAATGGCATCATGGCAGTTACCACGCAAGATGGCGCAATCGTATTTGATGTAGAATTAATCAAGGAGGTAGCGTAAATGTCCAACAGCGAATATGAGGTGATGACAGCTAGAATAGCAAGAGTCGAGCGTGATCTTACTAAGCTTTTGGGTAAATGCTGCGAGAACGCTCCCGATATCAAATACGGGTGGAGTGGGTCGAGTATCGATGTTTATCTTACTGGTGGCAACTGGCAAATAAGAATCATGATTGAGCGCCATATCGAAAATAGCAAGATGTATCGAAGCGTGAGTATTGCAAATAACGACCCTAAAAAAACGATTAGTTTTTATCTAAATGATTAAAAAGGCGGCGAAACTATGAGTGATAAACAAATAACCCACGGAGGCTACCGCCCCGGCTCCGGTCGCAAACCAACCGGTCGCACTCGCCGATCATTCCAACTCACTGATGCCGAGTACGCAAAGCTAAAAGAGCTACTGGATAAGCTCAGAACCACTAAATCTAACGAAGAAGATGAAAGAAGGAATTAAAATGACAAATCTAACATTAGCCAAGTTGCTATCTCTGAATGATGACCAAAAGATTGAGGCATTTGAAAGGATAGTAACTTCCTACATGAGCTCAGGCGACTCAAGCGAACTAGATAGCAGCATTACAAGCATCCTTGTTTCTTACACTAAATAACTAAATCCAAAGCCAAGCCGAGCTATATCGGCGTAAGGAGGAAATCACATGACAAACTACAAACTCGTAATGGAGATCATATCTCTCGCTGTCCTGATCAACGAAAACACCGAGCTATGCACATTCGTTGACTTCTCCGGCCACGTCAAGTCGATAGATGTCAGAGTATTCCCTTCGAAATCAGAGGAGCATACCCAAAACGTACACAAGATTTACTCTGTCAATTCCTACTACAGTGATGATTCTTGGATGGATGGGGATAAGGTATTATCCAAGCTGCAAGAAATAAAAGAAGTTTTATCCGGTTATCTGTTTAATATCGTGGAGTCCTAGCAATAGGGCCCCCTTTTTACCCCGGCGCAATCCAAACCCCTTTGTTGTGCCTCATCGCCTTATCAAGCACATCAAACCTTTTCGAATCCTCGAATCTCTCAAACCTTGCACAATCCTTCGGTGGCTTATCCCTCTGCCAGCATGTCTTTTGGCGAGTGCAATATTTACAATCCATATCACACCCCCAAAAATTAGAAAAGACGCGTCAAGGCTATAATTAAGCCATGCGCGTCTTTATTTTGTCCGTTATTATGTCCCTTAGAGTGTAACATTAGATTTTATTATTTCCTACCTATTTATATGGCATTACTATGACGCTATTGTGCCGATTCTAGCAAAATATACTGCTTTTCACTTGTTTTACCTTGTTTATGGACAAGGCGTTCAACGTCTTGAAGTTAATCCTTGGATACTTATACTTCTTAACCATGTTCCAACTTTCTTCTTTAACCAATTCGGAGAAGATTCTTCCAAGTAGCATTGGTATATACTTGCTTTGCCACCCATCATTTTCGGAGACAATTTTAGCATACTCCTTTTCCACAAACGCTTCGGTAAGAAAGTCATTGACTATCTTTTCCTCAACCATTACCTCAGCATTTATATTAGGACATCCCATAGCCTTAACGTGTTTTTCCTTAAACTCACTTGTAACAATCTTCGCCCACGTTTGACGCTTGAATCTATTATAGAAGTCATAGTTTTTAATTACTATTCCTTCCCCATACCCTTTTCCGTCCTCAATCAAAAATATGTTTTGCTCAAGAATCTTAATTAAGCTGTCATAGTTGGCATTTTTTATCTTAACAATTGGGGGAATAAAGTCTATTCCGAATTCCTCCAACATTGGTTTGTAGGTTTCATAAGGAATATATTCAACCGATTCCGCGCCATTGTCCACGCACACATCGAAGACATAGAACTTGCGCCACGCATCAACGCGATAAGTTTTGAGAGAATGGGGCACTAACCATTCACCATAAAGTCTATGAGTAGGATGTTTCATAAAATATTCTCTAATGCCAGTATTGGCACAAGCCCAATTATAGAAACCTGCATTGTCATTATCTAGTTCTAGTTTTCGGTTCCTACTACCTCCTTCAACCCCATCACCGAACCATAATGACCCATTTGTTCCATCAATCTTGGGGAAGACATAACAATCCCCTAGCTCTATTCCATCTACCTCATCAGTTCCAAATCGCTCAAGGTGTTGATATTTTCTAAATTCCATATCTTAACACTCTCCTTATTATTGCTCTATTTGTTCCCCGAACATCCTTGCTACCTCCATGATAGCCTCATCTCTTAATCGTTCATAGGTTCCATGGTGCATAGTTCTCCATTTGTATTTTCTAGCGTTAGCCCTAAGTGTTATTCTTGCGTTTTTGTCTTGTCCATATTCCGTAAGGTATCTAGTTTTAACTATTAACTGCTTCTGCTCCGACAACATCCCCACCGCTAAATCAATCAACTCATTTTCATTTTGCAATTCTACGAGCAATTTCTTTTTGTCAGAAATCTTAGACGCCAAATCACCTGTAGAATCACTCATACCGCTACTATGCGGCATGTCAGTGTAAACCTGCGTTGTCTTAACACCCATCATGGCCAGTTCCCTAAGTAAGTACGCTATCCTGTCCTGATTGGGCTTGTAGCGCGTTAGGCGAGCTATCACAGCGTAATAATACAGAGGATGTCTAAGCTTTTTTTCTGTTTGTTGCAAGGTTCAAACCTCCTAATTCAATGTTTCCGGAATGAAATCCAAAACCCTTGTTAGCATAAGCACATTCATCCCTTGATGACCAGGGTTAACGCTACCCTCTTGATTATCCCACCTAAGTATCGTTAAGTACTCCGGCAGAGTAGAAAAACCTTCCGTAATTATCGTACCAATCACCCTTCTTCCAAACTTCTGAAAGTAATCCTCATTTGTCCTTGCTTTCATCCTTCATTCCCCCAAACTCTTAATATCAAACACAATGCCCCTGCAGTACTTCTCCCCATCTTCCATGATGTTGAATGTTGCGTGAGGTATTTCTGTTTCGTAGATCCACGAATAACCTTCCTTGTCCCAGATCGCTTCAATCGTTTTGCATTTTTCCCTTGCCCTACAAGCGTGTTTACAGCCTAATTCGCATTCGTGAAAAATACCATCCTTGTCGAGATAAATTGTTTTTCCATCAGGGCAGTCAACTTCATCGTTGATAGCCCCCATAAGTATGCATAGATCATCAGATGCCCCAAAGACTACCACAAACCCTAGTTCCTTAGCTTTCCCATCCTCATTCCATGATTCATCTCCGTATTCATTTCCATCCAACATCTTAGCAAATTCTTGTATTGTCATTTATTTATCCCCTCTCTAAAAACTCATAGTATTCCTTCTCGCTAATTTCCCCACTATGCCATTTACCGCGCATAATTCGACGTTGATTGCTATTCTCAATTTTCGCCTTGTGCTTCATTTTTTCTTTGGCAATATCAGTGTTAATCTTTTCTTTCCACTTGTCCCATAGATGAGTATCAAATGGCCTCCACCCTACGCACGGTAATGAAAAGCTTAATTTATCTTGTGCCTTATCATCTCGGTTTAAGGGTGGCTTAAATTCGTTTATAAAGTAAATTTCATAAACATTCATATCGGCTTCCGTTTTGAATTCGGCATACTCAATTTTGGTCACAAAATTTATGTCAATGTCTCTGTGCATGGGACGCTTAAAGAAATGCCCACGAATGCGATCCTGTAACGATTGTTTTGTTCTTCCGAGATATACCATCTGAGATTCGTAAAATATCCTGTAAAGGATAAATCCTTTTATCATTTTTCACCCCTTACAAATATAAGCATCCTCACCCTTTTGCACTCTGTAGATACTGCCGCTGTACGGGTCTAATACCATCACATCAGACCCGAATATCAGTTTTAGGATGTCACTAAACTTTAGACGTAGTTTTAGATTCATAGTTTTCCTCCTTACGCGTTTGGCATTCAATGTACTCAAGGTCTCCAATGTGATTAAGCACTATATCAATAACCTCAGCACAGCAATTGCAATTATCGTTGTATTCACACTTTACAACATCGCATCTAACCCTCATACTACCTACTCCTTTCTTAACCCCAATCCCATATCCTCCAACTTATCGCTAACTTCCTGACATGTTGACCCAGTCGAGTTTCTAATCCCAGAAAGTTCTTTCCAAGACATCTTTACCAAATCGCCAACTGTGACAATTCCTCCCTTCCTTAGCGTGTGGAAAGTCCTCGCCGTGAATCCGCAATCTACGAGCTTTACGGTTAAATCCGTGTTGTATCTCTTGTCCATCTTTGCGCGAATTTTATCCATTAGCATTTAGCCACCATTTCCTCCCTGATATCAATATCTACTCCCAATGCGAATATAGCTCGGCATACTGCATGACTTAGGTGATCGTCCTGCCTATCCCCCGCAAGATAGGCGTACGCATGAATTAGCAAATGGTTCAGGTGATCATTAGTTGGTATTTTGCGCCAATTATCATCTCCATACTTATCAAATCCCTCTTTTAATACCCTAGCAGTAGCAAATAACGCTTTCGGGTCTATCAAATCAAAGCGATAACCAGAACTCGACTGACTTCCCCCTGATTCGTTCTTTTCTATTGGAGCATCTTTGCCAACTCCGTCAATTACTCTTTTCATAATTCCTTTTCTCCTCTCTATTTTTCAGGCCTAACCCATGTGGCAACTACCCCACAATATATGGCATCAGTTATGTTATTTGTTACGAATAAGCCAATGCTTCCTGATATGGCAAGCGCAAATATTATCCGTTGTGCCATTTTTAATTTTGTCAATTGACCTTCTCCCTTCTATCCGCAAGGGGAATATCCACAGATGCAGAACACACAGCCACTTCCATGTTTTAGGACTCTTCCACACTCAGGGCAGATATTGCTATTGCTCATACTAATTCCTCCTTAAAATTACATTGATCCTGTCGACCCAAATCCATCCGTACCCCGGTCACTCTCTCCCAGCTCATCCACCTGCACAAACTCAGTCTGTAAATATGGAACTATTACCAGTTGGGCTATGCGCTCTTTTGGGTTAATAACAACATAATTTGAGTCGAGAGGATTAAACACATTCATGGACATTTCGCCTCTATACGAACTATCTATAATTCCTGTGATCGTTAGTTTTCCCTCTCCCGATGCCCCAGAACGCGGCTGTAATAATCCAACGTAACCAGGCGGTATTTCGACAGCAACGCCAGACGGAACCTTGTGCAGTTCGCCAGGATGCAATCTAATTGGCTGTTCTATCCGCGCTCGAAGGTCTGCACCTGCATCGTTAGGATGCTTGCGGTATGGAAGGAATATGGGGTCTGTGGTGTGCATTAGTTTGGTGGGAATTACTTTAAGATTAATGTTTTCGCCAGGAACCCACTCGTTAAATTCTCCACTACAGTCAGAACAGGGGTAAAGCGCTAGTGGTAGTTTCATAAATTTGCAATTGTCACATGATTTTTCCATTCCCTCATCATCCTCCTATTATTGCGCTATTTTTGCGTCGTTGCTTTAGTTCTCTTTTTCATTTTTGGGTTTTTAATAGCATCGATAATCTCTTCCCTAGCCTTGGATAAGTTTGGCATAAGACTATGATAAGCCCTACCAAGACAACAAAGCCAATGCGCGTCTGTCTGGTCTGTTGTCGGATACGATAACCTAAACTCTTTCATAAGCTGTACGCCCATTGCTACCTTATCAGCCGCACCCTTGCCTGTAGCGAACTTCTTAAGCGTTGTTGGAGGAACTATAACAATTGGGATACTCGCATCATATAGCGCAAGCCTCAGCACGCCTCCAAGCTCTCCAAGTGCCTCTCTTTGGTTATTTGCTCCAAAGGCATATCCTTCGATAAATGCGTGCAAGTTACTTCTCATAGTAATCAAGTTCATTATCTCTCGCCTAAAGTAAGCTAATCTCTTCTGACCTACATCATTTGGTTGAATTACTATTGTCTCGCCAATCTCGCCAGTTTCCCCGTTCATCAAGCATATCCCTGTAGAATTGAGCGAGGGATCAATACCGATTATTATCACGCCTTACCATCTGCTTTCGCCAACGCCATTCGTATAATGTTAGGAGTTTCTAGTGCAGGATCACCGCTATCTATATCCGGCATCCGAATATAACCATTTTCCCTGCCGTTGGTGATGAATAACAACGCTCTTTTCAATGCTCCGTACATTTCAGGAGCAGCCGCAATAAGATTGGCATTATTTTTAGCCATTTCAATCCACCATTTTGGCGGAAACTGTACCCATGGTTCATATCCGATCAAAGGCTTAGGTTCTCCAGCAGGAGTAATGGACGTGCCTTCAGGAACTGTCCATATTACACTTCCCCCATCATTAGGCCTATATTTTTTTAATTCAGGTATCGCAGCCTTTATCTCCCATCCGGCCCCAGGTGAATTATTTACCATCCATGGACCAGGCGTAAACTTAACATCGCTCATCCCGACTTCCTCCTCTTTTTAAGGGGTGGACATTCCGCGCACCCCTATTTATTTACTTAGTTTCCTTAAAATGGGATATCATCATCTAATTGTACTTCTCTCCCAAATGAGCTTGCAGGTGTTCCTTCTGTTGCGTTGTTGCTCTCCTGTTCCCTTGGGCTTAAACCATTGACGCTATCCGCAATCACCTCAGTTGCCCATCGTTTCTGTCCATCGCTACCATCGTATGTGCGGACCTGTATCCTACCATCCACTGAACAAAGATTTCCTTTTTTTAGGTAGTTCGCCGCATATTCAGCCGATTGTTTAAATGTAACGCAGGGGATAAAGTCTGTCTCACGCTCGCCATTTGCGCTCTTAAAATTACGCTCAACCGCAAGAGTAAAATTTGCAATTGCGACACCTGCGCCCGAGTACCTAAGCTCAATTTCCCTACAAATTCTACCCACTAATACAGCACGATTCAGCATACTATCTTCCTCCCAAAATTTGATTAATTCTCTCATTAAACTTAATTTCAGCTCGCATAATCATTCGTTCGCGTAACCCCTTAAGGTCATCGGTAACCGTTATCCATAATTCTTCATCCAATTCTTCGGTATCTAAACCCGTAATTGCATCTAATAATTTTCTCTCTTCTTCGTCGCTCATCCTTCTCGGTATACGTCCTGAATACTCAGGAGTCCACGCTGGTTCCGGTTCAGCCAACCCTCCGAGATCATCCCTTGTTTTCTTAATAGGATTTTCCTTAACAAAACTACATTCGCTAATTCTTCCACAAGGAGTTAATTCACAGGAAACATCGTATTGTCCAAAGCAATCTGTATATTCCCTTTCCGGCTCGACTTTCACCTCCTCAATACATTCCTCCACCCCCTCAACCTTCAACGGCAAGACAACCCCTTCTGTGACCCCTACGGCCTCATTTATCGCTTGATAGCTCTCCGGTGTATTGGGTATTTCGAAAAAAGTCGTCTCTTCCATCTTCATTTCTTTTACCTCAGTAACTGCCTCCACCCTCTTCACCTCCCCTTCACTCATAAGTTTTTTCATCCAAGCATAGGCCGTGCTTTTTCCGACTCCATACTTATTCGCGACATCCTCATAAGTTCCGATTGTGCCAAATTTAGCAAAAGTATCAACCTCTTCGCGCATTAGTTTTGTCTCAGGTGATATTTCTCTGCCCATAGCTTCATCCTCCAATCTTTTTTGCACATCTCCATATTGACGCGCTGTTTTCATTAGTTTTTCTTCAAGCCTAGTGATATACGATTGACTAAGTCCCATGATATCCGCTATTTCTCTTTGCGTTTTTTCTCCAACTATGCGTAGTCTGTATATTTCTTTAAGTTTAGGTGGTAATTGTGTAACAAAATCATCAACTATTTCCTGACTTTCGTTTATCTCGTCACATTTTCCAAACATATCCCCAAGGGTAATATTTCCACCCTCTGTGACTATTTCACGATCCATGCTATCGGTGTTAACCGCAACACTTGCCATAACCGCCTCAGTGGCTTCTTTGGTGCTAATCCCTGCTTTTATTGCAATTTCCTCAATGGTTTCATTCCCGATTAATCCTGCGGAATTTAGCTTAGCGATTAGGTCAATAGCTCTTCTCCCGAGGTGGATAGGACGGTCAACGCGAAGGAATGTCATGATGAATCCGTGAATTGTACTCCCTGCGTATGCCGCAAATGTAATCTCTTTGCCATCTTGACCAGTTCTTCCCTCTGGATTAAATCCTTGATATGCCTTAACTAGCCCAAGATTGGCGACACTCAGGATATCATCAGGGTCACGATCTTTACGAGATTTAACGTATTTCCAAGCAATATGTCGAGCTAATCCAAGATTCTTTTCGATAAATTCATCCGGTGTTCCGTCCAAGTATGGATTCCTATCCATTACATACCCTCTCAACCCCCTCACGATAGCCTTTATCCCAGCTAAAAATACCTACATTACTCGGCAAATCGTTTTTATCTCGCCATGCCCATATAGTGTTTGCGCTGCATCCTAACTCTTTGCCAATTTCTTTGTCGAGCAATCCGTTAAGCCAAAGTTGTAGTGCCTTTTCTTTGTCCAAATGACTTCTTGCCACACCATTTCACCTCTTTGATCTGTATTACCACCGCGAAATCTAGCATCTTCCGACAAGTAGGACACGGTTTAGGATCATAATCCTCTCCGTAACTTCGCATATTTCCGCGTTTCATTCTTCAGCATCCTTTATGATTTCATTCTTGAAACCAATAACCCTCACACTAACAATAGAGTCCCCTATTTTTCCCTCACTCTCAAATTCAATCAGACATGATTCTCCTTCATTTGTGTACATTTCCAGCCCTACGGTCTCTATTTTTCTGCGTGATCCCTTTTTGATTGACTTAATATCATCTCCATCCTTATTGTGCAGAACGGCTCCATACCTCCCCTCGCAAAACTCTTCCCACAGATCATCAGATAGGTCTTGCATTAAATCATAGCAAGATGTATTTCCTGACCATTCCCTAAATAATCTCCTTGAAAATTCATCAACCTGTAAAATAATCTCGACCTTCGTTGTGGCTTTCGTGTTGCAACATTGTTGGTCATAATAATTAACATTTGGATATTCAACCCATTGCATATCCTCGGCTAGTACCGATGTATCAGTAGCGTAATATAGCTCGTGTGATTCTCGGTCAAAAAGACTAACGCTCTTTTCAATCCTTGGACAAGATAAACTAGATCATTTTTCGGACATAACCTGATTCTTGTCTGCATGTTTTTCATCTGTGTATATCCTCTGAATCGGAACCGCAATATATCTTCCTTCGTATGATTCAAGAACTCCTATTTCCTCGCCAGTAGGCAGAGTATACATTTTTGTGTATTTGCTATTGCTCATATTGCGCCATCCTTTTCTCTCATCAATTTAACCCCGGCCCAATCCATCATCTTCCGGCAAGTCGGACATGGTATAGGATCAACCTCATCCGAGCATACTAGGTATAACTCAGCACCATAAAGGCTCTCTTCCGTCCCAATCATGGCCATTTGCTCTGCGTGGATTGATTTGCACTCCGCATAG